GATGCGACGCATTCCCGCGCTAGGAGGCTTGGGAGCGATTAAGTGGGGTCTGGTGGTCATTTGGCCACCTCCGGCGCCGGCGCATCGAAATTGAGAGGCATACACCCGGCGAGCCAGCGGTTGTATTTCATCTGCGGCCCGCGCGTGAAATACTTCGTCGGACCGCGGCGGTCCCGAACCTCGAAGTATTGGAGGCATCGGACATAGCAACTGTCGCCAACCCGGACTAGGTAGGCGCGCTCGGGAAACAAGCCGCCGGATCCAGCCATCCAGATGGTGGAGAACCAGATGACGCGCTCGCGGGCGATGTAGCCGGCGGCTCGAAAGAGCGAGGTCTTCATCTGGCAGTTGATGTGGATGTAGGGTGGGTCCAAGACAACCACGTCGAAGCTTTCTTTCGCAAACGGTGGGAGCCATGCGTCGCCGATGACATCCGGCCGCACGATAGGGTCGCAGTCCATGCGGGTGCCGAATGTGGACCGGCCGCCGAAAAGGTGAAGAACGCTTTTGCCGGAGGTATCGTTTTCGATACGTTTCCGAACCGCGGCCGGAAAGCTCCAGCCGTTCCCCTTGTCTTTGCGGGCGTTCCCACACCAGAGGGTTTCGACATGAAGGTGAGTTCGTTTCATGAGCTGGCCCCCTTCGCTTTAGCGCCCTTCCCGAAGTCTTCCGCCCATTCGAGAATCAGACCGAGACCTCGCGGCCCATGCGGGGCTCCAGGTGCGCGAGCGGGCAGTTTCCCCATGCCGCCGCGGTCAAGCCCCTTAAAGCGCGAGGCAATCGACAAGCAAAACGCCGTCACATTTTCGGCGCCCACCGCGTCGATCACGCGCGTGAGGTAGATTTGGCCCGGCTTTGTGTCGGGGTTGAACGTAGCTGTCCCGAAGTCCGTATTCGGGAAAGATTTTTGCATTTGCTTGAGCTGTAGCGCCAGGTCGAGCTTTGCCTGCTTTTCGGCGTCATTTGCGACCAGGTTCTCCTCTGCTGCCTGGCGCGACCCTGTACCGCTGCTTGCACCCTCACGGAATGATTTGGCCTTCGCCTCGCCAGATGCCCCCCTGTAGATCTTTTGCGTGCCCCTGACGTCTAGGGGCTCTCTGGTAGTTCTCTCATTCAATAAGGATGGATTGTCTGTCGCGTTCGCACCAACCGCTTTGTACACGCCGTTTTCTTCGGTTTGTACACGGTCGCGAATTGTCTGTACGTACAATTCTAGCGGCGAGAGGATCCCTGAGAGGCGCTGCTGGCGTTCGGCGACCGCCTCCGGGTCGAGATTGCCCTTCAGTTTCGTCTCTCGCCTTTTTTCTAGACCCCACTGGCGGAATTGTGTATCATCGAGCTGATCGAGGATGGTCCTCGCCGCGGCGGTCAGGTCCGCGATCGCGTCTTTGCGGATGCGAACGTAGGTCTCACGCTCAGCGAGGAACAGCTGGCGTCTCTCGGGAGGCCAGTCCTTTATTTGGTTGAGGATATAGGGCGGCAAATTGTCCGTACAGACAATTTCGTACCCTGATTCGGCTTCCTCTAGCACCTCGGTTGGTGTGACATTGCCGTTGAGGTAGAGTGCTTTCTTGCGCTCGCCTTTCTTGGTGCCATTGCGCCAAAGCCCCCTCTTTGCCCCTTCGTTCCAGTAGCGGTAGATGGTGTGCTCGTCCATCCCCAGGTCCTCCGCGGCGTTCGCCAGGTGCAGCTCGGCTCCCTCGCCGCTGATCGCATAGGCCGATCGCCGGCCGATGTGCATCGTGTGGTCGATCATCCAGCTCCACAGGCGATAGAGAGGCGGCACCCCTACCTGCAGTTGCTGCCAGAGGTATTGGTCGGGCGGGATGACGTCCAGGTACCGCACGCCCAGAGCCTTCGACAGCTCTTGCATCTTCAGGTTCTTACTCATCGTTGCTCACTCGCTTTCCGCGCAGCGTGGCCGCGCCTGGTGATGCGGAAACGGTGTTCCTCCTCGTTCCCGCCAAAACTTTCCACGGAGAGGAAGCCGCGGTTGATCAGCTCGATCAAGGCATCGGCTAGTTCTCGTTCGCCGCGGAGCTGCGACACCATGTCGCGCACGGTCACGGGTTCGGGCTTGGGGCTCATAGCGCGCCCCCCATCGTGCGCGATCGCGCATAATCGTCGGGACTGAGGGGAGTTACAAAATTCGAAGAAAGTACCGGTCTTACGGCTTCACAGAGACGGCAGCCGCACGTCCAGGAGCCTGTTTTTTCGATGTCTAGTACTCGGTGATTGCGGCAAATGAAGGCTGCCGCCCATAGCAGATTGGGGTTGACCAGGGCAGTGCCCCGGGTTTCGTAGTTGCGCATTGAATTACCCTCCTCACGCGCAGCTCGGCGCGTGAAAAAACGTCATCAAAATGCGCTGGGGGATATGGCAGAATGAAGTAGAGCCGTACCTTCCCTGCGCTTTGTCTACAACTTGGCGCTGCGCTGATTCTTGGCGGAAGTAACGCAGCAGTCGAGAACTACAGGGTTCAAAGGGGAGGAGATCTTCCGCGGCTTCCCCGGTCGGGGACGGCGCTCAAGCGGTACAATCCGATTTTGCCCCGCCCTATTAACTTTCCCTTCCGAGTTTGCAAATTTGAATTGTGGCTCACCGGGTTACGGTACCGGTATGAGTTCCATTCCCGGTACGAAAGCCCCGCTTTTGCCCACAGAATAGGCGCTACAGTCGTAGAATCCACGCGCCGCGAGAGTGACCCAAACACCCCCGCAGCGCTGACCAAACTCAAGGTGTGTTTGAGATGGCTGCTGCCGATTCTAACGCCGCATTGCGCTATTTGAGCCTGCTCGACGAAGCTTTGCTGGCCAAAAACACCCGGCTGGGGTACCAGGCCGATTGGCGGCACTTCGAGCGCTTCTGCACCGCTCAGGGTTTCCCCTCGCTCCCCGCCTCGACGGACACCGTTGCTCTCTTCATCGCTACCCGTTTGCAGAGCGGCCGGAAGGTCTCGACCGTCACCCGGAACGTGGCGGCCATCGCCTACCAGCACCGCGAACGCGGGATGGAAAGCCCCTCGACCGAGCGCATCCGCGAAATCCTCCGGGGCGCCAGGCGTCTGAAGGGAGAGCCGGCGCGCCAGGCGAAGCCGCTCTCGATCGAACACCTGCGCGAAATGGCGGAGTTCGCCGTACGCGAGGACACGGCCTTCGCCTACCGCAACCGCGCCATCATCGTGGTGGGCTTCGCCTCCGGCCTGCGGACGGCGAGCCTCGCGCAGCTCCAGCTGGGCGATGTGGAGTTCACTGAGAAGGGCGCCGTCTTGCACGTCCGCCGCTCGAAGGGCGATCAGGAGGGCCGGGGGCTGCTGATAGGTCTCCCCCCAGGCGAGAAGCCGGCTACCTGCCCGGTAAACGCGCTCAAAGGCTGGATTGAGCGGCGAGGCCGGTTCCCCGGGCCGCTGTTCATTCGCTTTGACCCGGGCTTCGGGAAAGAGCGCGCGCTTGAGCCCGAGCGCATCGGTCAAATCGTTCAGGAGCTGGCGGTGGCGGTGGGCTTGCGCAAGACCGAATACTCGGGGCATTCGCTGCGCGCCGGCTTCGTGACGGCGGCCGGCGAGGCGCGGTGTTCTGAACTCGCGATCGCGGCCGTGACCGGGCATCGCGATATGGCCACGCTGCGCAAGTACTTCCGGAAGGTCGATCTGTGGCGGGGAAACCCCGCAGGGATGATCGGACTCTGACTCGGGGGTAACGCTTAGAGCGGCTACGACCTTCGGGCTATTGTCGTTGTCGCGTCGGGATGTTAGCCTTGTCGAGTTCGCGGTCACGCGCGAGCAATTCCCTTAGTAAAAACCGGGGGTCGCTCTGTCCTCACACACCGGGCGGCTCCCGTTCAAGAACCCTCTAAAGTTATCACCGCGCTCGGCATTTGGCCAGTACCGCTTTTCCTTCGCCTCCGTTTGGGTTCGATCGCCTGCCGGCTCCCGCTTTCCGTCAGGCCGCCTTAGGGATTGCGATGCAGTGCGGGCACCCATCCACCACGCCCGGCGGATGTAGGCCGACCCGGCACTCGGCACCGGTCTGCATGCACCCCGGCTGCTGCATGGCGTAGATGATCAGCTCGCGATCGCCCGAAACCCCGGCTTTGCGGCAAAGATTGCGGATGTGCGTATGGGCCGTGTTGAAACTGATTTCAAACTCGGCCGCGATGGCTTTGGGACTGGCACCTTGTGAGATCAGCCGGAAGAGGTGGCGCTCCCGCCGACTGTAAACCGTTGTCATTGCTCAAAAACCATGGACTCACCCTCGGAAATAACCGGTATTTTGGTTACTTCTGAGTCTAACGGCAATAAAGTGCCATTTCAAACATTTACCCCTGACTCTTTTGCGGGCATTATCGACCGTAGTCGATGAAACCCCCTGCGATCGAGATGCCCTCACCCCCGGTCTTCGACCGAAACGCTCTCGATCGCGCCCTCTACCGGCTGCTCGAGCTCACTTTGCAGCATGAGCGGCTGGTCAACGCCCGCGATCGCGAAATCCTGTCCGTCGGACAGCGCCACGCCCGCCCCATCGAAGCCGCTCGCCTTCAGATTTCGACCCTTGAGGCCGAGATTCAAGCCAACTACCTCGCCAACCGCCAAAGGATCGACCCGGAAGGCGCGAAGGCGGTCGAGCTGCAGCATGGCGTCGTCGGCACCCGCGCCGCCACCACGCCGGCACTGATTCCGCTCTCGAGTAAATTCACCTGGAAGGCGATCGAGGGCAAGGTGCGGAAGCTCTGGAAGTCGAAATACTTCCACAAGCCGAAACCGCCGGCTCTCGACAAGAACAAGCTCAAAAAGGGGCTGTCGGCCGAGCAGCTCGCCAAGGCCGGGCTGAAGCTCGACGACTCGGAGACGTTCTACCTCGAGCTGAACCGCCTGGCGAACCCCGCCGAGCAGAAGGTGGCCGCCTGATGCACATGAAACCGGTCCATTCCTCGGCCGTAAAAGCCGTGGGCTACGATCCCGCCGCCCAGGAGATGCATGTTCAGTTTCACTCGGGAGACACGATCTACACGTACCCCGGCGTGAAGCCCGAACAGCACCAGCAGCTGATGGCCTCGAAGTCGATCGGCGCGCACCTGGCGAAACACTTCAAGGGAAAGAAGGCGGCCTAACATGCGAATGCCCGACGTCTGCGCGACGCGCGTCTTACTGACCGATGCGGATGGGAAGGTCTACGTCTTCGACAGCTTCCTCCATCCACAGATCAAGCAGCTGCGCGAGGCTGGCGCGAAATTCACAGCCGAGACCGAGAAGCGGCTGAACAAGGCGCTCGTCGCGCTGGTGAAACGCCGGCGCGAGATCTTGGACGCAGAGGCGTCCCTGCTGAAATATGGGGCTGTCTGGGAAGGCGTTGCCGCCGGCGACGCGGAGGAGCAGCCCTGATGTTTATTTCGAAAAAGGAGCTCGATCATCTCCAAAGACTCGGGGGCGAATTGGCGGAGCAGCGCTGGCGGATCGACGATTTACGGCGCGACCTCGACGGCGCCGTCACTTTACTGCGTGAGCAGGAGCGAGTCATCGAAGACCTGGTGAAGGTGCTGCACCTTCGCTTTGTTTCGCGAGTCACGACGACGTCGCCGTGTTTGGAGCGCCTCCACTAATGAGCCTCTGCTACACCTGGGACAGCTACCCGCAAGGCCGCGTGCAGATTCTGCCGACCAGGCCGCAGGTGATGCGGCTCGTTTCCGACTCGGCGGAGAAGCCCGGCTTCTCCCAGCCTCCTACCGAGGAGACGCCGGCGGAGACCGAACACCCCGACGAGGAGCTGCACCGTTTGGCGGATGATGGCTGCCCGCATGTCTAAGCGGCCGCCGGCAAAGAAGGCTCCGACCCCCAAGAACAAAACGGCGAAAGCCGCGCGGCGCGTCGTCATCGCCAAAGCCCTCGTGCAGCAGCAGACACCGAAAGCGATCGCACAGGCGATCGGCATCTCGCGCAAGACGGTGTATGAGGAATTGAAGGCTCCGGAGACCCAGCAGCTCATTCAGCGCTGGCTCACGCCCTATCACAACGATATCGCCAAGCTGATCCCCGAAGCCATCCAGGCGATCGCCGACTCGCTGCGGCCGATGCATAAGCGCGGCAAGAACTACGAAGTACCGACCGATCTCATCGATCGGCTGCGAGCAGTGAAGGTGCTGGGCACGGTGCTCGGATGGGCGCAAGGCAAGACAGACGGCGACGCCGACGAACAATCACCCCTTCGGAAGTTCAAGGGAACCATGGAGGAATTGCTTGTCACGTTCCGCGAGCTCACGGCTGCAGGCGAGTCTCAAAAGCCGGCCGCGTAAGCTATCGCGCGCCGAGCAGAAGGAAGTCCGGCGACGCAATGAGCTGGTGGAGCAGCATCTCGAATGGGCGCACGCGATCGCGGCCGCGGTGGCGCGCCGGCTGCCGACCTGGTTCACGCTCGAGGATCTGATGGGGCCGGCCGAGATTGGACTGATCCAGGCGGCCTCGCGGTATGACGCCGCCAAGAACGACAGTTTCCGCGGCTATGCGCAGCGGAGAGTTTACGGCGCCTGCATCGCTTCTATTCGAAGGCGCGAGTACAAGGAGCGCGGTCATTTGTCACTCGAGGACGTCACGGATTTTCGCTACACCGGCGCCCGGGAGAACAGCGATCGCAGTGGTGACAACTTCGAGCTGCAGATTCCGGCCGGTGGACCGGGTACCGATGAGCGCGCGCAGGTGGCGATCACCAGGCGCGTCGTCGTCGAGCGCGTGAGAGAGCTTCCGCCGGCGCATGCGCGAGTGATGCGGGCTCACTACTTCCGGAACATGACGCTCATTCAGATCGCGAAAGAGATGGACGTTACCGAGGCGTGGGTGTGCCGGCTCCATCGCGAAGCGATCGAGATGCTGCGACTCAGGTGCAGGGATTTGAAGGAGGCAGCATGAACGAAACCGAACGCCGGCGTTTTCATTACGCACGGCCCGACGCATCGCTACGGTGGGCCCAGGTGGTCCGGGTCGATGGCAACGAAGAGACGATTGTTTTTCATTTCCTGACATCTCCCATAGCTGCTACTGGCATCGCGCAATCGCTCAACTTTGAGCAGGACAAGAGACAGCGTCGATGATCGATCGGCTCTCTCCCCGCGAAGTCGAGCAGATGCTTCGCAGCTTCACTAATCACGAGAAATTCTGCGAGCACCTCAAGATCCGGAACAAGGAAGGCCTGGCCGTTCCCTACCGCAATTCCTACGCCGGCCGGAAGCTCAATAAGTCGATTCGGAAGCAGGAAATGGCGGGCCAGCCCGTGCGCCAGGTCTGCCTCAAGGCCTCCCAGGTGTGGATGAGCTCGAGCGTGGCGACCGAGATCTTCCGCCGCGTGCCGTTCTTCCCCGGCCGCCGCGCCCTCGTGGTGGCCGATATCCAGGTGCACGCGGACCTGGTTTTCGAGTATTACCTGCAGTACATCAAAAGCTACGCGGATAACCCTTTCGGCGACGAGTGGGGCTCGGAGATCCTGCTGCCCAAGCTGGTCAAAGACACCGACCATTGGCTGCGCTGGGCGAACGATTCGAGCATTTTGGTTGGCACTGCCAATACGCCCGACATCGTACGTTCCGCTCCCTTCAACTGGCTGCACTTCTCAGAGGCCGCCTTCTATCGCTCGCTCGCGACGTTGATGACGGGCGCCATGCAGCGCGTCCCCAATTCTCCGGACTCTGGAGTGATTGTCGAGTCGACAGCCAACGGCATGGGCGGCGATTTCTACGACCTGGTGCAGCTCGCCATGTCCGGAAAGAGCGGCTGGGGCTTTGTCTTCTTTGCCTGGCACGAGCATCCGGAAAACCAGATGGAGCCCACGAGGCTCGGGTATGCCGACCCAGCAGCGTTCCAGCGAACGCTGACGCGCGACGAATGGGCCGAGCAGCAAAACTATAACCTCACGCTGAAGCAGCTCGCCTGGCGCCGTTACAAGATCGATACCGAGTGCGAGGGTAAGCTCTCCCGCTTCCAGCAGGAGCACCCCGGCAACCCGCAAGAGGCATTCCTCGCTTCCGGCCGCACGATCTTCGATATGAAGGCCGTGGCGCGGATGCGGCCGATCCTCGATGCTCCCCGCGGCAGGCTCGAGGTCATCGACGCCGGCATCGAGAAACGAGTGCAGTTCATTGGCAGCGAGGACGGCCGCGGCGAGCTGATCCTATTCGCCAAGCCGCGCAAGGGCGGCCGCTACATCATCGGCATTGACCACGCGGAAGGCATTGATCCAACAGCCAAATCGGGATCGAGCGACCCCGATTACTGCTCGGCGACCGTACTCGATGGCGATACCGGCGAGCAGATGGCGAAGCTCAAGGAACGCTATGAGCCGGCGCCGTGGGCTGAGAGAGTGTACTGGCTCGGCCGTTACTTCAACTGGGCCTACCTGGTGCCGGAGCAAAAGGCCGTCGGTAAAGCGGTCATCGGCCAGCTGCTGGCCATGGAGGGCGGCGGCTATCCGCTCGAGCTGATCTACGCCACTAAGCGCGATCCGAGCGATCGCCGGCCGGCGCTGCTGCAGGAGCTCGGCTACGACACCAATACGATCTTCCGGCCGGTCCTGATCAGCGACCTGGACCGCGCGCTGCGCGAAGGCGCGATCCAACTGCACGACTCCGAGACGATCCAGCAGCTGCGTGAGTTCGTTCGCAAAGCCAACGGCCGCGAGGAAGGGCAGCGGCACGACGACGACGTCTTCAGCGTTGCGCTCGCCGTCCAGGGCTATAAATTCGCGCACCTGGCGTTTTCATATCGCGACAAGCTGCAGAAGCAAAACAGCCGCCAGTGGCAGCCGGTGAAGTACGGCGGCCGAGGAGATGACGACGATGACGACGATTGAGGAGATTTCGGCTGCATGACCCATCGTGATTGGATGCAGGACCTCGAACGGCGCGCCGCGATCGCAGCGAGCGGCAAAACGGTCGAAGAACAGCCCGGCCCCGTTGTGTCCCGTTACCCCCTGAACCTCGAAGACCTTCACTTTTTGCGAGGTATGGACGCGGCTTTTCAGGAGCGGCCGTGCACGGCTAGGAGAGACGAATGCAATATTTGAATCCTTCTTTTACGATTGGACCGCCGGAATCAACTGGCGGCGTCCTGTGCGAAGCGTGCGTCTATCTGCGCGGCGAGCACTCGATGGAGTGTCCGAAGCGCGCTGGGACCATAAGCAGCATCAAATTACTCGACGACCTCAGGCTCCCGCCCCCGAAGGATTGCCGCTCTTCCGCCTTCCGATGCAGAGATGCCGGGTGCTCAAGACGCGCCGCTGATGCCGTCACGGGACTTTGCAAGCCCCATCGGGAGCACTATGCCGTGCTGGCTATCCTCTCGCAGCGACCAGCATAGCAGCGGATGGCGATATGTCGAGTGTGAAGTCCTATCAAATCGTTGTACCGGAAGCCGAGAAAGAAAAGCTCATCGATCGCATTGAGCAGGACTTCCTCAACGACAAAGCGTCACACCTCTCCTGGAATGAACGCTGCGCGCGTTGGCTCAAGAAGTGGGAAGCTCGCGTTTCGAAGCCGGCTCCCGGCGACGAGGACAAACCCAACCACGTCGTGCCGCTGATTCAGTGGCAGACGTTCAACAAGCTCGCTCGCGATCTCCAGTCGCTACTCGGCGAGGACGCCTCGATCACTGCTCGCGCCACCGGTCCCTCCGATGCCCGCAAGGTGCACAAGGTTGGCCGCTACATGACCTCGCGCGTGTTCGACCAGATGGAGATTATCAATCCTCTGGCGGTGTTTGAATTCCGCCGCATCTTGAACGGCTGGGCCGCGGCCTATCGGCCGTGGTGGAAGCGGGAATTCGAGACGATCGTCGGCGGCCGGCGTAAGCGCGTTTGCGACTTTGAAGGGCCAGGCTTTTTCCCTTGCGAGCCCGACGACCTGATGGTGCCTCCAGAGCGCGGCGTTACCTCGATCCAGGACTTCAGCCACACCATTCACCGCGTGCGCGTCACGGTCGACGACCTGCAGCGCGGCGACGGCACGCTCTACCAGGGCACCTCCGACCCCGAATTCGTTAAACAACTAATCGACTGGGCCTCCCAGAACACTTCAAACGACTACACCATGCCGGGCATGGATCCGGTGCGCACCGAGCGCGAGCGATCGGAAGGCGTCGACTACGACAGCTTCATGCTCGGCCGGCGCAGCCTGTGGGTGTGGCGGTGGTTTGGATACTGGCGGCCGCTCAAGAAGCGCAAACGCAACGCCGAGCTGAACGACCTCGAGCGCCGGCTGCCGTTTGAAGCCGACTGGGTCATCACCTACATCCCCGGTCTGCGCAAGATCATCGGGATACAGGACATGGTCGAGCTCTACCCGCGGATGCGGAAGCGCCGGCCGTTCGTCGAGTCGACGCTGATCAAAGACGGCACGTATCGGCCGAAAGGCTTTGGCGCGCTGCTCGAAGATCTCGAGAACGAAGCCTCCGCCAACTCCCGCCTGTTCACGGCTGCCGGCGAGCTTTCGGTGTGGCCGATCATCTTCTACAAACCGGGATCCGGTTTCGACGCCAAGAGCTTCAAGGTCGAGCCCGGCCGCGCCTATCCGACCGAGGATCCGGCCGGCGTCAACGTGATCAAGATCCAGCCCAACATGGAGTACGCGATCGCGCGGCAGCAGGATATCCTCTCGATCGCCGAGCGCGTGACCGGCATCACGGACCAGAATCTGGGCCAGTCGGAAGAACGGCCGAACGCGCCCAAGACCGCGACCGGCCAGCTCGCTCTCATCGAAGAGGGCAACGTGCGCGCCTACCTCGATTCGACCGTGCTGCGCGAAGACTTCGAGCAGATCATCACCGATTTCTGGGACCTGGACTGTGATCTCGCACCCAAGACGGAACCGGGCATTTTCTTCCGCGTGACCGAGCAGCAGGCCAACGGTCTGTTCGACACCAAACAGGGCGGCGCCTTCATGACCGCCAAGGAGTTTGGCGGCAAGTACGATTTCCGGCTGAAGTTCGCCACCTCGATCTGGTCGAGACAGCAGAAGAAACAAGAGCTGCTGATGTTCTACCAGATCGCGATGCAGAATCCGCTGATCGCCATGAACCCCAAAGCGCTCTGGTCTCTCACCAATCGCCTGGCGAACGAGTTCGGCATCGACGACTTCGACACGATGGTGCCGCCGCCTCCGGATCTGGATGAGCCCAAGACGCCAGACGCCGAGTGGAATCTCATGCTCGAGGGCGATCCGACGGTGAAGCCCAACCCGCAGGACAACGACCAGCTCCACCTGGCCTCGCACCAAGAGCAGCTCGCGGACGCCAAGAAGGATCCGGATTCCGATCCACAAGCGATCGGCCTCCTGACGAAACACATCGCCGAGACCATCGAGCAGATGCGCGTCAAGATGGCGATGCAGGCGCTGACCCATCAGCTCATGCTGCAGATGTCCGGCCAGCACCCGGGGTTCGCTCCCCCGGGCCTGCCGCCCGGCCAGCCTCAGCTCGGCCTGCCTCCCGGGCAGGCTCCCCAGCAGGGCGCTCCCCCAGCAGCAGCCCAAGCCGCCGGTAGTGTACCGCCGCCCCCGCCGGCTGTGGGCGCGACCATGGCGCCCCAACCCCAGGACGGAATGATGTGATGACCGAGGCTCCCGTGACCTTACCCGATCCTTCTCACGGCGCCATGATGTTCGAGTGGCGCTGTACCCGGTGCCCTGAGACTCACCTAGTCGCCTGGGTCTTCACCAAAGACCCGCCGCCCCTGCCTCTCGGATGGATGCGAGTCGGCAGCGATCCGATCTGCGGCGAGCACATCGGTGTCGTGCTTTTACAGCAGGAATTCACCGACGCCCTGACCGCTTACACGTTTGCCGTCGAACTGGGCACCGCTGAGGAGCGATCGGCGGCAGTGGCGCGGTTAACCAAACTCTACGCCGAGGCGATAGAGGCATAGAGACATGATTCACGACTACACGACTGCGGACCAGGACGCGATCGAGGAATTGATTTCGTCTCGCGGCCACGGCCTGGTGAAGCGAAAAGTTTACGCCGAGCTGAAAAAGCAGCGCGATCAGTTGGAACAGTTGGCGACGCCCGAGCTCACCTCATACATCCGTGGGCAGATCGCGGCATACAAAACGGTGCTCGACATTCCCGGCATTTTGCGCGGCGAAATCGCAGCCGACCTGAAGGAAAACAAACAATGAGCTTCAAGGCAGTGGAGAAAACGATCGAGAAGAAAGACGGCGTCTCGAAAGGCGCCGCCGGCGCCATCCTCGCCAAGTCGACGCGCGATGCGTCGCCAGCAGCGAAGAAAAAGAACCCGAAGCTCAAAAAGGTGAAGCCGGCGAAGGACAGCTCCTCAAGCCAGGCGCAGGGAATCATGAGCAGCATGCTCAATTCCAACTGCTGAGAGATGAATCCGCTGTACCGCCGGGAGTTTCGCGACTGGCTGGCCAGTGTAGTGCGTTTTGAAGGAAAAGACCATGACCCCAACGACGAACGTGACCCTCGACCCGGTCAACCAGGCGTTTTACTCCTGGCTGATGATGCTCTGCGCGTACGTGGAGCGGACCTACCAGATTGTGATGTTCCCGACGTGGACGCAGGTCGCGACACCGGGCCTCAACTCTGACAACCCGCAGCAAGTCGACAATTTCTTCCTCACCTGCCCGCAGCTCGGCAAGCGCACCCAGGTAGGCCTCTCGGACCAGGGTTATTTCACCGGCCTGAATGGCAATCCCGGCGTTGCGGACCTGGCGACGATCATTCTCACCGAGATGACGTATCCGGCGCGGCCGCCTCAGCCGATCAGCATGGCGCCGATTGTGGTGGTTCCTCCGGCCCCGCTCTGCCCGATGGGCGATGCGTTCACGGATCTCGGCGAAGAGGACTACACCAACCTCAACCAGTCCGTCGCGATCGGCACGCTCTACAACAACAACGATCCGAGCGTCGCACCGATCGGCACGTATGTGCTCAAGGGCCGCAAAACGCCATTCGGCACACAGACCTGGTGGACGAAAGCGCCCGCGCAAAACAACGTGGTGACCGTCTCTGGCCAGACAGTGGCCCTTATGCCCGGCACAGTTGCCTGAAAGGACTCTATGGACCCCGTTACCGCAGCTTTAAACACCGTCAACTCGGCGCTGCTACTGGCCACCGAAATCTGGAAGGCCATGCCGGCAGCGCAGCAAGCCACCAATGCCGACGACTGGGGCAAGGTCACGCACAACGTGATGGACTTCGTTCAGTCGCTGCAGGCCAAACTGAACGCCATCGGCAAGTAGCCGCTATGGCGTTTCATCCGGTAGATCTGCTGACGGGCAGCGGCGCGACCCTCATCGTGTCCGCTGCTGCCCGTGCGCTTCCAGAGCCTGAGCCGATGGGATCGAGGCTCTATCTGTTTTTCTACCGCTTCGCGCAAGGCCTTCTGGCCAACTGGGACAAGAATGCTCGTTAAAGCGGCTCTTCTGCTCGCCATGCTGCTGCTGTTCGCTCGGCTCGACGCGCAGGTCGCACCCGACAACACACAGCGCCTTGAGCAATTGAAGTGGCAGGAGCTCGCCGACGCTTGGAATCCCTTCGCCAGCAAGATGAACAACGGCGTCTTCGACGTGAAGCTCTGGGCCAAGGTAGTGAAGTCGGTGAACGCGATCGACGGAAAGGGCTGCAAATGAACGGCATCATCATCGGCGAAACCTGCCCCTACTGCTCGAAGCAGCGCAGCCCACAGGACATCATCCGTCTGTCGGCCTTCACAATCTGCCAGGACTGCTGGCAGCGGCACCTCAAGGCCATGGAAGGGCTCTCCACTGGAAAATACACCGGCGAGTGTTCCGAGTGCGGCAAATCCGTCGACGAGCTGAAGCTGCGCCAGGGAAGTGGCGATACAGGAGTAAGAATGGCCATCCACTTCGAGAACGGCATTTACCGGCCTATGTGCATGCTGTGCGATCGCACCTACGTGCCAAAGCGAGCCGATCTCTACGGGAAGACCGAATTTTGGAGGCAACGTGCTCATCAGGCCTGACGGCAAGCCGATCCGATCTTCAATCGGTTTGTTCGCAGCTTCCACCTCGTGCGGCCGGAAAAAATGCAGGCCGACGCTGTAGGCTTCCAGCACGTTTACTCCGACGAATCGAATGAGGAGTGCAATGGAACAGACCGACGACGTCACCCTTCAAGAGGGTGCTCAACCGGCCGAAGCGGGCACAAAGCCCCAGGGCGGCGGTAACCGAAACGACGAAAAAGTAACCATCACGCGAGCAGAGTTCGAGAGGATCAATCGCGAGCTCAAAGAGACGCGCGAATCGGAACGTGCCTGGGCAAGCCTTGCCCGCGGCCCTCAACAGCAAGCGCAACCGCAGGACGAAGAGGAAGTCATCGAGACCGACGACCTGTTGCCCGCCACCGGTAGCGAGGCGGTCGATGAAGCCATCCTGCAAAACCCCGAAAAGTGGGTGGAGGCGGTATCGAAGGGACCGGGCGCGATTAAGACCCTCATCAAGTCGATGGGGCTCGTCAGCGCTGCCGAGGTCGCCGAGATCGCCCGCAAGGTCGCAGCCCGCGCCATTTCCTACGAGCGCGGAAAGATGTCGACCGATGCCGCCCTGGTACGCGACTTTCCTGAACTGACGGACAAAAAGAGCCCGCTGTTCAAAGAGACCGCGAAGGAGCTGCAGGCCATGGTCAACCTGGACCCGAAGCTCAAAAACTCCCCCGGCGCTCTCCTGGCGGCCGCCAAGGTGGCAAAAGCCACCCTCGACGCCGCCGAAGCCGGCAAACGCGCCTCGCGCCGGCGTAATGACGACGACGAAGACGACGACCGCTACGACCGCTACGGCGATCGCGACGACCGCGACGACGACGATCGCGAAGAGCAGGACCGCCGCCGCCGCTCGGACTCGCAGGACACCACGCGCAACCGCGGCCGCGATCGCTCGGGCGACGACGACATGCTCGGCGACCAGGCGCGGCGAGTGATTGCCGAGATGGGCATCACCGCCGAAGAGTTCCGCGAGAGCGAGAAGCAGACCCGCGGCATGCGGCCGAGGGGGCGTCGATGACAGCAGGATTGAGCATCAACGCCCGCCATCGGCGGCACTATAAGTCGGGCGGCTGCCTCGATAACGTCCATGCGGCGACGGTCGCAAAGAAGGAAACCAGCCGCAAATTCATGCGGTTCTTCCGCGACGTTCTCGATGAGGCGCGGCGCAAGATTCGGCTGGACGAAAAGGCCGAGTCTCCGACAGCCATCCTGACTCGCCCCGAATATTTTGAGCGCGCCAGCAACCCGCGGACGACGCAATCGATGTTCGGCCGCGCTATGTCCAAAGTGCTCGGATTCTTCCGTAGCGGAAAGAAGGCTGCCTGATGGGACGCCCACGCAAACCGAAAGCCGATCAACCGGTGGCGGCGGATCCCGCGGCCGCTGAAACCCAAACTCCCCCGGTCACCCCCGAACCAGCGCCAACGGCTGAAACGCCAGAAGCGACGGAGGCGACGGAAGAACAAAAGCCGGCTGCTCCGAAGGTCTGGACTATGGAGGAGCTCGTCGCCGAGTACTTCCCGAATGCCAAGAGATTTTCGGGCGGCGCCGCTGCAGGCCTGGAGCGCGAACTGCGACGGCGCAACCGCCTCGCGGAGAGAGGTTATTGACGATGGCAAACAAGAAAGCAACACGCGAAAAGATCAGTTCCACCGGTTTCGGAGAGAGCAAGCCCTTCGTAGCTCCGGAAGGGACGTTCAGCGAAAATCCGGTTCTCAATCTGCACGTCGGCGGCGTGCTGGTGCGAGACCTTCCGATCGAGATGCAAGGCCGGATCGTCTACGCCCAGACCGACGAAGGCTTCGCCGAAAACAATGAGGGCAAGGTCGAGGGAGCGGCCCGCGTGATCAGCGACGGCTTCAACAAAGCGCTAGAGCAGCGGAAAGACGACGTGCTCGAACGCGACATGGAGAGCTACGAAGCCCGCGACCCGTTGAAGGAAGTTCACGATCAATACATTCAGCCTGGCATGCGCGGAAAGTTTTTGTCGCCGCGCAAGGTTAAGGAAAACGGCGGCACTGGCGATTACGAAATTGTGAAGGATGCAAAACAGAATCCTGTGAGCGTCCATGGAATGGTTTTAGGTCAGATGCCTGAGCGGAAAGCCAGGGCACGTAACAAGCACTACCAGGAGCGCAGCAATCGCCTGCTCACCGAAATGACGGAGAGATACAAGGCGGAAGGCGGCGCTACGGCAGTCGCTGACCAGTAGGGCTTTGTGAGCGGCGAAAGGGTGCGATTCCCATAGGCCTGCAAAGAGTCTCCGCACGTCGGAGACTCGCTCACAAGGGTTTTGATGCGAAGCAGGCGCGTGCATTTCAGTTCCTGAAAAGGACACCCGCACGCGGCTCGACCTCGGCGACCAGGTCTTCGCTCTCAACGAGGGAACGAAATTCTCTTTTTGGAGTGGAGCAATGGCAAACGTAAATGCCGTCCACGGACTTCGACCGCTGATGCGCTCGATTGTCGGTGGTGCAGGCGCAGCCCTGATCGGCGCGCACAAGCTCGCAGGCGACGGCACTGCACTATACATCTACGACGTCGTAAAGAAAGCTGGATCCGGCACCAAGAACACGATCTGCGTCACCGCAGGTACGGCGGCCGCGGCAGCTCTCGGCGTCAACCTGATCTTTGGCAAGGCTTCAACCGCCACAGATCACCTCGTCATTCCCGGCCTTTTCCAGGCCTTCGAGACGCAGATCGACACGATCGCGGCCGCGGACCTGGACAAGAACTGCGCTCTCGTCGCGGGCGCCGGCAATGCGAACACTCTGGTTTCTGGTCACAGCGCCAACGGGGTAGCCACCACCAACACCCTCGACTTCCACGTCCTGGGCTTGTGGGCCTCCTCCGATAACGCAGTCGGCGCCTTTGCGCGCATCGAAGTGACCTTTAACAACCAACAGTACAACGACCAAAAGGTGGGGGTGTAGCCGTGCAGATCAGAGGACAATTTTCAGACTTCTTCTTCGAAACGATGCTCCCCGCCTTGAATGCCAAAATCTGGCAGAACTTCAAGGCCAAGCCCAGCCTGCTCTCGAAGCTGCTGCGTGTTGAAACCTCCGGCCGGTCGATCGAGCAATTCGCGACGATGGCCGGCGTTGGCCTCCCGGGCCTGGTGCAGGAAGGTGCCGACACCGGTACCGACACCATGGTGCAGGGATACAGCAAGACCTTCAAGCCGGCGAAATACGGCTTGGGCATTGCTGCTTCTCAGGAACTGGTCGAGGACGACAAGTTTGGCGTGATCTCGCGCCGCACGGTCGCTCTTTCGAATTCCATCCGGCAGGCGCGGGAAATCCAGGCAGCTTCGGTCTATAACAACGGGTTTGACGGAACCAACTTCGCCATCCCCGATGGACAGGCGCTCTTTGCGGCCTCGCATCCCCTGGTGAAGTCGGGCGGTACGCAGAATAACCTGCTCTCCGTCGCGGCCGATCTGGACGTGGCGAGCCTGGAGCTGGCGCTGACCGACTGGGAGCTGACCAAGACCAACGAAGGCTTCCTGCAGATGTATCCCACGCCGCGGCTCCTGGTCGCGAGCGCGAACCGCTGGAACGTGGCCGAGATTCTAAAGTCTCAGCAGCGCTCCGACACCGCCAACAACGCGACCAACGCGTTCAAGTACACGGAGACCGGCGGGAACATCGACTCCGTCGTTTGGCCCTATTTGACCGATCCCGATGCTTGGTTCCTCGTCGGACCTCCCGAAGAGACCGAAATCGTATGGGTCGATCGGAAGGCGCCGTACACGAAGTCCGATTACACCGAGAAATCGGAGACCGGCTTCATCTACATGCGCTATCGCGCCGATTTCGGTGCGTATGGCTGGCGTGCGGTCTACGGCACCCCGGGCGCCTAGATAGCTCGTTTTCCCGAGGGGGCTCCGAGAAGGGGGCTCCCTCCAGATTTCATTCAGGAGCTTATACATGGCGACGGCATTTCCTTTGGATGCAGAGAGCGGCATCGCCCGCAATCTCTCTCGTTTCACTTCAACGCTCTTTCGCAATCGCTACCGCACCAACGTCGGCGATTCGAACGCAACTGGTAAGACCCCGCTGATCATCGCGGGCGTGCCCGGGCAGACGGCCGACTTATTGGGCGTCTTCGATTCCTCGAAGAACCCGATTCACTCGATCGACGCCGCGGGCGGCATGGTGCAGGGGAGTGGCAACTGCAGTCAGCGCGTGACCCAGGTCACGCTCTCGGCAGCCCAGATCACCACCTTGCACTCGGTTCCGGTGACCCTGGTCGCTGCCGGCGGCGCCAACACGGTACTGCTTCCGACCCTGCTGACCTTCCAATTCAAATTTGGGACGGTGCAGTTCACGGGCGGCGGCGCCGTCAGCCTGGTCTACCACGGGGCCGGCACGAACCTGCTCGGCGCCTCGGTCGCGGCCGCTACCGTGACCGGCAACGCCAATGCGGTGGTGAGTGTGGGCCCGGCCGCGGGACCGACGACCGCGACGACCAACACGGGGCTCGATTTCCTTGCCGCGACGGCCGACTTCGCCGCCGGCGACTCGACCGCCATCGTGACCGTTTCGTACGACTTGCTGACCCTCGGCTAGGAGACCTTATGAGCGGCAGACGGCTACTTTTGGTGAGCGCGGCGCGAACGGCAACCACCGTCACGCCCGCGCTGCGCAACCGCTGGCACAAGGGAATCTCCCTTGTGCTGGTGGTTACGGCTGCGTCCGGAACGGGCGGCCTCACGCTGAAGATTCAGCAGGTGGACCGCGCGACCGGAAACACCGTCGATCTCCTGGTGGATGGCTCGGCGATTACGGCGACCGGGACCTATGGCTTCCAGATGGCGCTTTCCGAAGCCACGGCCGGCAACGGGATTCGCGCGGCATCGAGCCGGCAGCTTCCGACCGACTGGCAGGTGACGGTGACCCACGGCGACGCGAGCTCTTACACCTACCAGCTCAACGCGACCTTAATGGAATAGGAGACCGCCATGGCAGCCGGGAGCTGGACGGTCTACAACAAAACGAAACTGGCGATCGGCAACAAGGCGGAAAACCTCAGCGCCGATACCTTCAAGATGGCGCTGTTCACGTCCGCTTCGAACGTGGGCAGCGCCTCGCTTTCGCCCGCAACCAAAGCCAACGCGACCAACGAACTGGCAACCGCGGCCGGATATACCGCGGGCGGCGTCACGTTGACCGGCGTCACCTGGTCGGACGCAAGCGGCACTGAAACTTTCACCAGCGGCAACGCGCAATGGACGGCGGCCGGTGGATCGATCACAGCCCGATATGCCGTGGTCTATAACGCAACCTCGGGCGACCTGGTCGCCTTCTGCCTGCTCGATACGACGCCGGCAGACGTGACCGCGGCCGATGGGAGCTCGCTCACGATTGCAATGAACGCCGCCGGGATTTTCACCCTGGCGTAGGAGATGGACATGTGGAAACGTTCTCAAATGATCGGCGCGCTGCTCTTGGCGATCACCCTATCGGCTGTAGCGCAGACTCCGGCGGCGCCCGTCGGCAGCATTAACTTTACGCCTCCGGCCCCGGGCAAGCTCACGGTGGCCGCGGGCGTCGAATCCTGCACACTGACCGGCAACTCGATTCCGGCGACCGACATTGCGACGGACTGCGTTCTGAACGGAATCGTCATGCCGACGTTCCATGTCCCCGTAGCGGCCCTGGCAGGGCCGAACCCGGGCACGGGCTTGACTCTCGGTTTCAACTTCGGCGGCGACGCGATCACGATTCAACTCACGATCGCAAACGGCCTCATTACCTACTCAGCGGCGGCTACGCCCTCGGGCGGGCAGACTGCGAGCGGTACCGGAAGTTTTTAGCGGGCCCGCAAGGGCCGATTCCCATGTCGATCACTCACGTCCAGGACGCGATTTCGGGTGTGCCGAGTGCGGGTGTGTTCACCGCGACCTTAAGCTCGCCGAGTGCTTCCAATTTCTTTATTGGCATTCTGGCGGCCTCGATCTCGGGCGCGGCCGTCACCTCGATTACTCAGACAAATGTCACCTGGACGAAGGTTGTTAGCTCGGCCGTCAAGATCGATTCCGAAATCTGGAAGGGCATTCCCACCGGCACCCCCGGCACTTCGGTAGCGTGCAATACCTCAGGCTCGCCTCCTGGCGGCAGATTCAACGTCAGCGAATGGTCTTACTCGGGCGGCACGCTCGACACCGACCCCGCCGGCACTTCCTCCGGCAGCAACAACGGGAACAGCACGGTCGTGACTACCGCGAGCGTGACTCCCACCGCCAGCGCCAACGCGCTGCTCGTTGCGGTCACCAACCACGCCAGCGGCAACATCTTTAGCAGCGGCCCCTCCGGTTCCGGCAGTGGGGCAACCTGGACCGCCTTTACCAACAATTTCGGCAACATCCACTACGACTACGCCATTGTCACCTCGACTTCGGGGGCTTACAGCGTGGCCGACACTTACTCGGCAGCAAACAACTGGGAGGCCGAGATCGCGACGTTCATCATCACGGCGCCACCCAGCGGCCAGCTTTTCCGGCAGCCTCCCATGAACGGCCTCGGAGTAGGCGGCCCCTTTTTTGGAAATCCACTTTTTTAGGACACCTTTTTATGGCATCGACTTATTCACAAATCGCAGCTTGGAGAAATTCGAGCGACGCAATCGATCGAGTGACGATGGCGGTAGTAACCTACGCCCGTTACATTCTGGGCGAAGACCCGACGACCGCGAACCACGCCCTACGCGTCAACTGGGCAAAGGGCGCTTTCCAGAATCCCTCTGGAGTGGCGGGCGGGCTCTTAGCTGCAGTGTCGATCGACAGCAACATCCGGGACGTGCTCGCCTCGACGACCGACGCGACGCTTCAATCCGCAACCGAGTTTGCGATCAATCAAATCCTGAACTTCTAAGCCAATGGCAAAGCTATCCATTCTCGCCGGCGCGACCTCCCAATCGGTCAATGTCTTCATTCAGAACAGCTCCTCCACCACAGGGGCAGGACTGACCGGGCTGGTATTCAACAGCTCGGGACTGATCGCCTACTACACGTTCGCCGGCGCGAACGCGACCGCTGTCTCGATCACGCTCGCCACGCTCGCGACGGTGACGACCGCCTACTCGGCGGGCGGTTTTATCGAGATCGATTCCACCCACATGCCGGGAGTTTACCGGCTCGATCTGCCAAGCGGCGTTTTGGCTGCGTCGAAGGGGCGTAGCGTCCTGATCTACTTATCGGGAGCTACCAACATGGCGCCCTGCGTCCTCGAGATTGAATTAACGGGCACAGACAACCAGGACGCCGTACACGGCGGAATGAGCGCATTGCCGAATACGGCCTGCACCGGCAATGCGAGCCTCATCACCAGCGGCACCGGCACCGACCAGCTCTCGGTGGCAAGCGGCCGTATTGATATCGGCAAGGCCCTCGGTACGGCTGTAACGCTGGATGCGAATAACGTGCTCAACGTGAGCACGAAGTATGTCGGGGGAACGCTGCAAACGGCTCGCGATATCGGGGCGAGCGTTCTGCTTTCGGCCGGCACCGGCACCGGGCAGCTCGACTTCACCTCGGGCGTCGTCAAGGCCAACCTGGCGCAGATCCTCGGCACGGTCGTATCCACGCCGGCAACGGCCGGCATTCTCGATTGCAACGTGAAGAACTGGAACAACAACGCGGCCCTATCGGATAGCGGCGGCTTCCCTGAGGTCGATGTCGAACGGTTCAAAGGTACCGCCTCGGCCGGCACGGCAGGCTACGTCGGCATTGACTGGGGGCAGGTGACGAACAAGACCACCGGCAACGCTCTCACCGGAACCACCATCAGCAGCCTGCAAACCCTGGCGGCGGTTTCCTCGGTCACTGGCGATGTATCGGGCAAAGTCTTAGGCGGCGGCGCCTCGGCGTTTACCTCGATCGGCGTGCAGGCCGACGTCGAGCAGTGGAAGGGCTCTGCCGCGCCGGCGAACACCGGCGACGCCTTTGCACGGCTCGGAGCTCCCGCCGGCGCCTCGGTTTCGGCCGACGTGGCAGCGATCAACGCTAAGACCACCAATCTACCCGGCTCCCCGGCGGCCGTTGGCTCGCAGATGGACCTCGTCAACGCTCCCAACGCTACCGCTCTCAATGCCGCGGCCGACGCAACGCTCGATCGCGCGGCAGGCGTCGAAACGGGTTGGACCGTGCGCCAGGCCTTCCGCATCTTCCTGGCAGCGCTCGGCGGGCTCGTTTCGGGCGCCGGCACTTCCGCCGTCACCATCACCAACCCGGGCAACACCAAAAACCGGATTGTAGCCACGGTAGACGCCAGCGGCGATCGCTCGGCGATCACCTATGACGTGACGTAATGTTCGCGGCCCGCTATTTCGCGCCGCGGTACTTCGCTCCGCGCTATTTCCCGGAGCATGGGGCCAGCGTCAACCTCACGCTGCACCCCGGCGTCGCAGTGCTCGTCATCACCGGCCAGGCGCCGCTGGTCCTGATTACCGTCCCGAGCGGGAACGGCATTCCGCGCTACTTCACCACTCAGGCGAGTGGTAAGCCGCGCCTGGTGGCCACCGCCGGCTCGGGCTCGCCCTTACTGTTTGCGCCAGGTGGCAGCGGCACCCCGCGGGTGTTCTCCGGGGCTGCCGGCACTCCCGGCAATTTCGATGATCACGCCGGCGACTTTGACGATGCGCGCGGCAACTTCGACGAAGCAACGGATCCCTTATGAAAAAGCTGTCTGCCTTTTTTCTTCTCTTCTCGGTTCTGCACGCGCAGAGCGTCGTGAACATTCCCAATACGACGTTTCCGACCGTGCGCACGCTGCTCAATCAGAATTTCAGCGTCCTCAACAGCCGCACGACAACCAACGTGCCAGAGGGCACGAACCTCTACTACACCGTCGCTCGCGTGCTCGCGGGGATCGCGGCCAACACGATCGCGCCGCTTAACATCAGTCTGCCCGCCGGCGGCACGGTGAGCTCTCCCGATCCCTTCTCGGTGACCAAGGCCTATGTGGCGGCTTCCGGAACTGCCCAGGCGCAAGTCGTGACGCTTTCGAGCTCGATCACGACGACCAATGCCGGCCTCTATTTCTGCTTCCTGCCGGTTGCCGATAACACCGGCGCCGCGCCGGCGATCGCGGTGAACGGCCTAACGGCTTTGCCTGTCGTGAAACCCGGGGCGACTTCGCTCGTCGCAGTGGTCGCGCATGACCTCAAGAGCGTGGCGCCGGCCTGCGTCGTCTCGGACGGCAGCGAGTTTATTTTGCAGAACACCGCATCGACCACGGGTGCGAGCTTATCGACTGTGACGACTAGGGATCTCTTTGTGGGTGGCATCGCTTCAGGCGCTTTCGCTTCCAACTGGAACATTGCGGGGCAGGGCGGGGCAAACACCGGGGCAAACCTGCCCTATATGGCGCTCACCGCAGATGCCTACATCGGGTTCACGTGGCCAACCAACTGGGACAATTCGCAGCCGGTCAATATTCTTCTGACCGTGACGGATTACGCAGGGTCGGGCGGCAATTTCAAAATCGACTTCTCCGTCTCCTGCGTTGCGAATAACACGGCGATGGGGAGCGGCCTGACCTACAACTCCTCCGTCAGCACCAGCTCGCAATCGTTCACAGGGGGCGGCCTGGCCAATAACTCAAAGAACTACACCATCAGCACCCTGCCCTATGGATCGTGTGCCGACAACGACCTCGCAGTGCTTCTCATGCACCGGGACACAGGTGTGAGCGGCAACAGCGCCGATGCCATCGGCGTGATGCGAGTGGCGCTGCAGTACTCGATTAAATAGCCATGCGAAGACTGCCTTTTCTTTTTGCGCTCATCGCTCAGGCTGTCTGGGCGGACAGCACCTCTCTGGTGTTGAACTCCGGATCGTTCGCCACCATGACCATTCCCAGCGTGGCGGCATTCTCGGCTGAGGGCAACTACAACATCTCTTTCCGGATCCACACTATTACGTTTCCCGGCTCGCAAACCAACATCGGCACGATCGGCCGCACGCGCTTTTTTCTGGCGCCGGGAAACCTGCTCATTGGCGTGAACGACGGCGACAGCCAAAGCAGTCGCGGCAACTCCGTAACCGTCGACCTGACTTCGCATCCCGACGTGATTGTGCGCGCGCAGCGCTTCGGAACGATCTTTCCGGTCCAGGACGGCTCGACGGGCTCGCAATGGCTCGAAGTCCAGGACGTGTTCACCGGCGCCATCCTCACCGAGGCCTGCGCGGTGAATATCGCGACCGCTTGCCCGGTCGATACCGCGGCGAACGCCAATGTCGTCGGCTCGGGCGGCGGCCTGGGCGCCTCGGGCGCCTCCTTCTCACTCGGCTGGCTGAAATGGTCCACCGTGACGGTGAAGCCGGGCAGCCCGATGCCCGACGAATCGACGCCGGCCGATCTGGGCGACTGGCATTTCAATAACTCACTTACCAATGCCGGCACCGCGGGCTATGCGCTCACCCTGACCGAGACCTCCCCGACTTACGGCGCAACGCCGGCACGCAATCCCATCGTGCAGCTGACGCGGCAATATCTGCATGCCGGCATTCCGCAAGTGTTGACCTCGGCCGCCTCGGCGCTCGATGGCGGGTCGACGCTCGCGTATGCCTGGACGCAGATTTCGGGGCCAACGACCGTCACCTGGACCGGCGCGGCGACCGCGACGCCGACGGTTTCCAATACCGTCTTCGGCTCCTACACCTTTCAATTGATTTGCACCGATAGCTCCCTCAATCAAACTCAGCGAGTGATCGAGGACGGTTTCGTCTTCACTGACGCCAACGACGTCGTGATTACGGGCAATGCGCAGGTCGATGCCGTCCTCGGCCCGCAGAAACGATTCAATAGCGGCCCTTGGGACTGGGGCGACGATCGCCAGGCGGCCGAGTCCGCGCTGCAGATCGCCAACAACACATCGGCGGCATACGGCTACATCGGCGGCGGCTTTGGCACCTCACCCTGGAACGTCCAGGCGCCCGGCACGATCAGCGTCACCAATCACAGCGCCACGGTGACCGGCGACGCGAGCACGCGCTTTAATAGCGTCTCGGGCTGCCCGCCCTGGATCGCGATCTGGTATCCGGACTCTAGCCTGCCGGCGGGACACGGCAATCGCATCATGCCGGTCTTGAGCTGTGCGTCGGATTCCAGCCTCACGCTCGACACCGTGACGGGCAGCAGCAAAGGACCCTGGAACGATCAGGGCTCGCTCAATTCCATCATCGGATCCGGCCCAACCTATTCCGGCTGGCATTACGCTTTCATCGACTCCACCACGCTCGGAAACCTGATCGCGAACCAGTCGCCCAACGACTTTTACGACAACGTCGTGGCGCTCTATTCGCTTTACTACCGCTCGGGCATCGTTGAATATCTCTCGGCCGCGCGCAGCGCTGCCGATGGCCACTGGATTTTCGCCCTCGATTCCGGTCGCAATTTCTACTTCGGCGAGTCGTTTGGCGGCTTCCCGCGCAATCGCGCCGTTTTGGGCATGTGGATACGCGCCTTGGATGGACGGCCGGATATGTACCCCGGCCTGGAGCTGATCGCGGCTTACGGCCATGCGGCGCACCAGAGCACCTATCCGTGGACGCTCGACTGGGGCCGGTATGGCGATCAACGCGAAACCTCTTATTCCTTGGGCGAGCAGACATACTGCGCGCTGCTCGATCCGACGGCGGCCAACGCGGCAACCTGCCGCGGCTATATCTCGGACATGATGACGAACGGGATCACGCCGCAGGCCTCCAAAAACTTCTACGTCGCCTATTTCGGAAATATGTTCGGCGGCAACTCAGGCACCGCGTACGCGAGCTGGGTTTCAGGCGGCGGCTCGGTCGCGCTGCAGCATGGATCCTCGACCGTTACCCTCTCCGGAAACGTCTGGAGCTCGGGCATGTTCGTGGTAGCGCTGAACGACGGCAACCCCTATCCAAACGTAATGGCTTTCCTGCCGGCGACGTCGACGCCTGCATCGAACGCCGATTTCTTCGCCGGCGCCTATTGCCCGGCGTACGTCGACACTACCCACGTAACGCTCAAGGACTGCGCCAGCGGCGCTACCGTGCCCTGGCAGGGCAACGACTGCGGCAGCTGTGGATGGGCGCTCGGCCCTCCCGGCTCGCTCGGCCGCCAAGTGGGCTTTGGCGCGCAACCCTTCATGCTCGGGATGTTCGGCACGGTGATGAACTGGGTGGCTCAGGCCATGGCCTGCACCGCGCCCGGCGTTCCCTCTGGATGCGACAACACCGTCGCGGCCAACGCGCGCAAGCATCACGTCCAGGTTGCCAACTGGATGAAAAACACAGCCTACAACGCCTCCTACAAGGCCGTTTGGTATGCCGCGGGCTTCGTCAACTGTCCAGCGGATACCATCGGGTGCGCGGACGCCAAGACGGCCGCCGAGGCGCGGCTCGACAACGCCGAATCCATGCGCGCGGTGATGGTTTCCTACGCCTACAACGGCGACCCGGCGCTGCAGGCCTTCGGCGATATTCTCTTTAACGCCATGTGGGCAAAACCCGGATGGACGGCACCCGTCGGCTTCACTGGCGACGCGATTTACCTTACCGGATATAACGACGTTTACGGGTTCTTTGTGACGGGCGCGATTCCGCTTCCCAAGTATTTCGGGATCCTGTTTGGAATCGGAGGAAACGCCAGTTGGCCCGCCATCCGGCTGACAAACCTCGGCCACTCGCGAGTGGGCGCGTTCACCGGCCGCTAGTGGCGATATTCCCCGTAGATGACCTACGGGCAACTCAAATTCCGGCTGACGAAGGCCTTCCCCGGCGTCGATGCGGACTTGATCGAAGGCTGGATCACCGATTGCTATCAGGCCATCCTCGGCCGCATCCCCTGGACCAGGCTCGACCTGGAGGCCGTCCTGCAAACCACCGCGCCCTATTCCACAGGCACGGTGAGTGTCACCAACGGCTCGTCGAGCGTCGCACTGACCGGCGGGTCGTTCACGGCAGCGATGAGCGGCACCACGTTCCGGATTTCGAGCGACCAGGAAGAGTACCAGTTCACCTATAGCGGCAGCACGTCGGGCACGCTTGACCGGCCCTACTCGGGAACGACCAACGCCGCCGCCGGCTACAAAATCTATCAGGCGGTTTATCCGCTGCCGGCAAACTGCCGGTTTCTCGACGAGGGAGCCTTCGATAGTTTCGAGACCGGCCCCATGCGTCGCCTGCGATTCGAACAGGGCCAGCGGAGCTCCAGCCTGTTCTTCGGACCCCCCCAGCTCTGGTGGCCGTACATGGACGACGGCTCGACGCCGCCCCAGATGCAGGTGAAGGTCTTCCCCATTCCCGACAAAGCGTACGGGATCCCCTACACCTACTCGGCCGAGGTCGCCAATCCCACCAGCACGACGACCACGATGCTGCCCTGGACGCAGCCGACTGCCCTCATTGAAGGCTCAACGGCGCGCATCACTCGGCACCTCAAGGACTATGGCGCCAGCGATCGCGCGGCCGCCGAGTACGAACGAGCCATCTCGATCATGATGAGCCAGGACAGCCTGCGCAAGGGTCCGACGACCATGCAGATGTCTGGACACTATACCGCCCACCGGAGGGATCGCTGGCGATGAATGTGTCCGAGATGTCGGCGCTGGTGCTCTCCCAGGTGGACGATCCGGCCGGCCAGGGATTCACGGCCGCGACGGTCCCCAACACTACGCCGCCTGAAATCCTGGCCGCCCTCAACGAGGGGCAGGTTCTCGCCAGCTGGCTCACGCTCTGCCTCGAGGCGACGGCGACGTTCCCTCTCAACGGGTCCACCTTCTATCTGCCGCGGCCGCCCTTGACCGACTTCCTGGTGCCGCTCCGCTTCACTTACGGCGGCGCGCGGATCCGTCCGGCGACGATTGCCGAGATGGAGGCCGAAAACGACGGCTGGCAGGCCACCGCCGGCACCCCGGCGCGCTATGCCTGCCTCGGCTTCAATTTCCTGATCGTGACGCCCCAGGTGACCGGCAGCGCCTCGATGACGTACGCGCGCTCCCCGGTTCCGCTGGTGAATGACGCCGACGTGCCTGAGCTGCTCGAGAGCTACCACCAAGACCTGGTCGATTATGCCGTTTACAAAGTGCGCCTGAAGGAAGGCGCGCAGGGGCTGGTCCGCGGACTCAAGCGGTTGACCCTGTTTTTGGACGACATGCAGCGCCTGGGCGATTACATCCGAGCGCGCAGCGTGGCGGCGCGCTACGACGTGTTGCCTCTCGAGATGGCGCTGCTCGACCGATCGCGGCTGGTGAGGCTCATCAAGACGATGGAGGCGAAACAAAATGGCGGGTGAAGTAGACAGCCAGGCGGTCATCACCACGTTGCTGCCGTCACTCCATTCCGACAGTCGCGCCAATCTGACCTTCTGGACCGAAAGCGACCTCATCAACTGGATGGACGAAGCGCTGAAACGCCTGGGAAGAGTCGCCGGCGTGTTTGTAGAGCGCGACACCAGCATCACGACCGTGAACGGGACGGCGGACTACGCACTGCCGCAACGTCACCACGCGACCCTGCACGCCTCCTATGGATCGACCGCCCTGCGGCCGGCCAGCATGCTCGAGCTCGAGATGCGCGATCCGGACTTCCAAACCACCACGGGGAGCCCCGACCACTGGTACGAAGATGGCCAGGGCTTCAATATTGCGCTGTCTCCGGTGCCCAACGCCGCGGTCAATCTGCCCCTCATCATGACCGCCTGGCCGCCGGCTCTCGACACCGCCAAGGCCAACACCCTGGTGCAGGCGCCGGCGCCGATTGCGCCCTACCTGTTTTTCTACGCCCTTGGCAAAGCGTACGAGCGCGAGAGCGAAGTCGAAATGCAAGACCTCGCGCAGCACTGCCTCGGCCAGTGCGAGCTGCTCGAGAAAGCCTTCGAAAAATATTACGGAGCGGGCCTTTAAATGGCATTCGAACCGAAGGACCTGCAAATCATTCCGCGAGGCATCAACCTGGTGCCGCCTGGCGACCAGGTCGCCGAAGGCGATTGCCTCGAGCTCACCGGCTGGTGGCCCGGATCACTCGGCCGCCTCGAGCAGGATCGCGGATGGGTTCTGAAGAACGTCGCCGGCGGCGTGGGATCGAACCTCGACATGCTCTCGGAGTGCCAGGGGCGCGTCTATTACGGCGGCAACGCGGCCGGCGTCGGCTACCTCTACCAGGTTGGCAGGGATACAGCGGGCGTCTGGCTCGAGAACGATTTCGACGGCTATCCGCTCGGGATGTGCGCCTACCAGAGCATTCAGTGGATTATGAATCGCGCGCACCAGCGGCGCGACGACGGCACAACCACCACCGACTGGGGAACCGAAGTGCCTGGCGCGATGAGCGCGGCCTCGGTGGCATCGGGCGGCGGCCTGGCCGATGGCACTCACGATTACTACGTCACGTTCGTCGACATTTACGGCTACGAGGGGAACCCTTCGCCCGTACTCGAGGTGGTTCTCCCGGCGGGCGCCTTCTCGACCGGCACCGTGGCGGTCGACACCGGATCCGCCACGATCGTGCTCTCTGGCGGGACCTGGACCAGCGGCATCACCGGCCAGACCTTTCAGGTCGCCGGCGACACCGACACCTACATCCTGACCTACGTCGACGCGACGCACGCCACGCTCAACACGCCCTACACCGGCGCGAGCAATGGCGCGGCGAGCTTTGCCATTTTCAGCCCCGCGAACGCCGGCACTGCGACGTTGACCAGGCCAACCGCCGCGACCCCTGCCCTTATCGCCGGCTGGAACGTTTACCGGCAGAGCCCCGGATCCGGATCCATTTACCAGGTCAACACCACGATGATCGCTTACGGCACGTCGACCTATCAGGATTTCGGCGACGAAGCGCACCAGCAGGACCAGGAGAGCCTGATCGAGGAAGACGTCGTCATGGAGGCCGATCACGACCCGCCGCCGGCCGCTCGCATCTTGGCCGCCATCCCGTTCAACGGGCGCATCCTGGCCGCCAACTCGGCACAGTACCCGAACCGCATCTGGTTTACGCGGCCGCTCGAACCCAACTATTTCCCCGGCTCGGCCGATCCGCAGTCCGGAAACTGGGTCGACGTCGGCAACGATTCGGGCGACCAGATTCTGCACATCTCGGTCAAGGTGGGCTATCTCGTCATTTACCGTCAGCGCTCGATCTGGCAGCACTCGGGCGACCTGGGCGACCCTTCCGCGGTGCTTTCGCCCCTGATTCCGAACATGGGGATCGTGGGACCCCGCGCGGTGGTCTCTACTTCGACCGGTGACATTGCGGTCGTAAAGCAGGGCCTGGCCTTCGGCTTGTATCGCGTGACCGACTGGGAGCAGCGCGTGGGTGCCAAGGTCGAACCCATCCTAAATGGACTCGGCGCCGAGAATTACTCCGCCATCAATCCCGCGGCGGCCTCCACCTGCGCTTTGGGTTACCAGCTCGGCCGACTCTGGTTCTCCTACCCGGACGGCAGCAACACCTACCCGAACCGGCTGCTGATTTACGACGTGGAACAGGACACGTTCAGCTATTCGGTCAGCGGCCGCTGGTTCTCGCGCATCGGGTCTTTTGGCGCCTTCCTGCACGGCTCTCTGTTCTTCTTGGGAGCGAGCACCGGCAAGGTCTACAGCCTGATCGATGGCGGCAGCGAGGACGGATCCGCCACGCCGCTCGCCTACCAGTCGCAATACCTCGACGTCGGCTTTCCGGATCACGAGAAGACCTGGGGCGACCTGGTGCTCTCGCACAACACCCAAGGGGCGGCCTGGACCGTCTCGATCCGGCTCAACAAAGGCGCCGACATCTTCAACCTGAAGGCCATCAGCTCGTCGTCTCTGACCAGGCAGGAAATTCCGCTGATTTACCCGGTGGGCCACGCCAACGCAGGCCAGCCGATTGAGAGTTTCAATCTTTCAATCCGCGTGGCCGGCTCGGGCGCCACCACATTGCCGGGCGGCTATATCGACACGCCGATCCTCCTGCACTACTTAGTGAAGCCGCGGCGGGCGACCACCTGGGACTCCGGGCCCACCGACCACGGCATGACCGGCGCCAAAGTCGTCGACATGGTGGAGATCGATTGCGACGGCGGCCCGCTGCTGCTCTATTACCAGAGCGACATTCCCGGCGGCCAGCTGGTTGAGCGTTCCAGTGGAACGACGGGGCCCGGCGGCCAGGGCACCGGCTCAAACGGCCTGGCCATTATCGCCACCACCGGGCGCCAGGTGGTGCGTGTGCCGCTGCCGTCCACCATCACCGGCCGGCTGCTGCGCTACCAGCTCTATTCGCCTTCGGGCAATTTCCTTCTGTATCGGTTCCGCGTGCGCGCTTTGCCGGTCGGCCAGTTTGTCGACGGCACCATGGGCGACACCTGGTACACCGAGCCGATCGCCGCCGGAAGCGCCGGCGTTGCACCAGTCTACGAAGCGGCACGCCGGGAGCGGCTGCCGCAGGAGATCTAAATGGCTTTCCAAAAAGTTTTTGACTTCAAAGAAATCACGATCGAGTATGCGTCGAACGGCACCGCGGTTTTTCAGTTCTACAGCGATATGCCCGGCGGAACGCTCGCGGTCCGGCTGCCGCTCGGCTCGCCCGGCTCCGGAGGCTTCTCTCTCCCGTCGACGGGCGGCATCACGATCCGTAAGACCATCACGATTCCGCTTGATGGCGTGCAAGGAACGCAGTACTACCCGATCGTGACGCCCGGCAACACGACGCAGATCATCCTGCTGCAGGCCAAAATCTGGCTTCGGCCGATCGGCGTCTATCTGGATGGCTCCCTCTCGGAAATCTGGCAGACGCAGCCCATCGCAGTGGGGGCGTAAGTGGGCTTCCAAAAGGTCAAGCTCTTCAGCAAAATCGAAGTGCACGTCGCGGCCAGCGCTCAAGGTACGTTCGCGATTCTGACCGATCTGCCGGGGAACGCCATGGCGCAGCGCACCAGCTTCCCTATCCCGACGACCACCAGGCGGCCGGTGATCGCGCGGCTGCCCTTCAACACGCAGGGGCATCTGATCCAGGCGCTCCTGACTCCGAACGCCGCGGGCACCGTGACACTTTACGGCGCCCGGGTGTGGGCGCGGGAGCTTCCCAATGGCGAATGGGCCTGGTACGACCTGCCGGTGATCGAAACGCCGGCCGAATATGCGTCGGCGCCCTTGCCGATTCCGTCGACTCCCGAAGAGTGGAGCCCGGCCGAGCTGCCGATTCCGGCCACTCCGGAGGCCTGGAATCCATCGGCGTTACCGATTCCGCCTACTCCCGAGGAGTGGTCCGCGGCCGAGCTGCCCATCCCTCCCACGCCCGAGGCCTGGGGAACCGCGGAACTTCCGCTCAAACCCACACCCGTGGTACCCGGCTGGAGTGACCTCGAGGTCGACAAGTGATCAAAGACATTCCTCCGATTCCCGGAGTCGTGCCTCAGCTCATCACCTCGGTCAACGAACGGCTACGGCAGATTCGCCTGCTGACGAGCAGCTCGTCGCCGGCGCCTGGCGGCAGCGGATCGAAGACACCCGTACCCACGGGAACACCGGCGCCCCCGGCCGTGCTGACGATTACCTTCTCTCCCTCGAGCGGCCAGTTGGGCGTTCCCTACTCGGGCTCGGTTTCGGCCGCCGGCGGAACGGCGCCTTACACGTACAGCATTACGGTCGGAGGCCTGCCCTTTGGTTTGACCCTGGACCCGGCCTCTGGCCAGATCTCGGGCACGCCTCTCGAGACCGGGCACTTTGTCTTCACCGCCAACGCCAAGGACGCCGACGGCAACCAGGTCAACGACAGCTTCACCATCACGATCACGCCGGCCAGTGCGCAGTTGGGCACCATCACCACGGTAACGGCGGCGCTCGCCGGCGGGGCGCGCTATCTGCTCCCCGATCAGAGCACGCACGATATCATCACGATCACCCCGCATTTTTCGGGCGGCGTGGGCACACAGAACGTAGGGGTTTGGCTGTTCTTCAGGCGTTCGACGGGCACCGCGGCGGCCTGGTATTTCCAGGGAAACTATCCCTGCCAGATTGGCGGCTCGATCAACCTCGACGAGCTCATCGTCGATGGCTCCGCGGTAACGGCGCAGATCGCCGTCCAGGCCGGCGTCTTCCAGGGCGACTCGGTAACGGCGCTCGCGGGCCCGCCGGCGGCCGCGGTGAAATCGGGCACCTTCACGCTCAAGCTCGATCCCCCGATCGCCGGCGGCGCCACCGCTACCATTACCAACGCGGCCGGTTCGGCTCCCACGCAGGCCAACATCTACATGGGGCTGAACTCGCTCGGCAACCCCTATGCCGAAGTGATCATCAGCGTGAACACGCCCGGCGGCATCGATCCGAACTGCTGGTATTACCAGGCCTGGGTGGAGTGGGTCGATTCGGGCGGCTCTCCCATCAACCCCGGCGGCGTGAACAATACGAGCGGATGGAACCCCGGCGTCCGTTTTGTCAACGACGGAAAGATCCAGCAATGGACGCTGCTGATCAACTACCCGGCCGCCGGCGTAGACGGATACCTGCGGATTGAATTGTTCGGCTTGAACCGTTCCGCCACGGCTTCGGTTGCGCCCTACACCGGCGACACCAACGTCACTTTACAGACGGCCTGGACTGGCTCGGCGAATCACTTTGACCTGCATGTGGGCGGAACGCCAGGCAGCGTCACCACGAACCCCACCAGCCCCAAGAGCAACATCGGCCTGTCGGTTGCGTTCGATGCTTCGTTCACGTTTTTGAATCAGATCTTCGGCGGGCGCTTCATCCCGACGAGTTACGTTTCGCCGGCGCCGGCTCTCGCCTGGGGCTTTGCCGGAAATACGGGCGCCAACATCTTCGCGCAAAACGCCGATGGACCCTCAACGACCAACTCGCTAAAACTCATCAGCGACCACTCGTCGGTGCCGACGGTGTTTCAGCGCATTCCGGTCACGCCCAACACGCCCTTTAATGTCTCGAACTCGATCAAATCGAGCGCCGGCGCAACTACGTTTGTGTGCAGCTTTCAGTGGCAGGATTCGAGCTTTGCGAACATCGGCTCGGCCACTTCGATTACGCTCACCGGACCTTTTGCCTCCTGGGGCAACGCCTACCTGGGAACCTGGCCTTCTCCCTCGAACGCCGCTTATATGTCGGTGCAGTTCGCGCTGCCGGCATCGAATCCGAACGCGGAATGGTGGGAAGTGGGCGACGTGCTGGTGCAGGCCGTCGTCGCGCAGCAAAGCAACTCCCAGCTCACGACCACGGCTCCGGAGATCGTCAACGGCGGCGGCATCCCCTCGGGCTATTCGGCGGCAGTCGCCGAATCGACGACGACCACCGCGCAATCGGCGGCCGGCCTGAACTCGTATCACATCGACGCGGCCGACGGCTCCTACGCCGAGATGTTCAGCAGCGCGTCGTCGAACACCGGTTACGGCTGTAAGCGCACCGATAGCGGCGATGAGACCTTCGTTGCACCGGGACTTATCCAGATTGTCGACGGCACATTCGGAAACATCGCCGATCTGACCGCCAACGGCTTTTCGTCCATGTCGACGGGAACGCCCTACAGCGGCTCTCTCGCGCCATCGAGCTACCAGGGCGGCGTGGCGATCGGGCCCGGCATCACGCCCGGCGGAGGAGGCGGCCCGGCTTTAACCGTGCAGACCCTGGCCAATCCGTGGCTGGGCACGCCGACCTCGTCGAGAGCGCTCTCCACCGTCTATCGAAACACGACCGGCAAGACCGTGATCGTGTGTGTCACGGTGCAGTGGGGTGGCACGGCGGCGATGACCATGCGGGTGAAGGTGGACTCCGTGTCTACCCCGACCACGATCGTGCTCGAAGCCATCAACCCGAGCACGACTCTGGCAATGACCATCCCGGTGCTGTTTCCGGTGTTGCCGAACTATTACTACGAGATCGACTTTACGGGCGGCGGCTTGAGCTCGTCGTCTTTTCTGATCTGGACGGAGTGGAATTAGGGATTATGGAACAAGCCCATTTGGACCTGGCGCTGGAGTTTTTTCAGAAGATGAAGGGTCTCGCGCCCCATGAGCAGAAGGCGCTGCAGAACCGCGCGCAGAACGTCCTGCTGTTCAACGAAGAACACTGCAAGGCTCACCCGATGGAGACGGTGAATCTCGCCCCAGAGCAGATCGAAGCCTATTGCGCCCACATGCTCGACGGCGGCGGCGTGACCGATTCGAATACGGCAATCAACGACGGGCGATCTCTGTTTCTGCTCTACATGCAAGCGCTGCACGATCGCGACTGGTGCGCCATTCGTCACCTGGAGCGTCACATCGTGAAAGCGTATTTGAAGTCGAACGGACACGTCATCGTCGGCGCCGACGGCCGCGTGAAGCAGATGTCCGGCGCCAAAAGCGGGACGGCCCCCCCCATCCCTCCACCCGTAAAACAGGAGCAATCATGAAAAAGCTGATCTGTGTTTTGCTGTTGATCGTTTCGGCTGCCCTCGCGCAGATACAAACCGCCGGCCCGACGTGGCTCGGAACCCCCACCGCTGGCCGAACGGTGCTGACGCGCTACCAGAACAACACCGGCAAGACGATTCTCGTGAGCGCGACGTTGCAGTTTGCGGGCACCGCGCCGCCGATGTACCTCGATGCCATGGTGGACCTCGGGCCGTTTCCTGTTACTCGGGTCGCGCGGGCACAAAACAACACCCAAACCGGGATTACCGTTTCGCTGTTCTTTCCCGTGCTGCCGGGCTATTACTATTCTGTCGTACCTTTGGGCGGCGGCTTCAGCTCGGTCGCGGTTACGAACTGGGTGGAATGGATGCTTCCTTAAGCCTCCGGAAAAGCCCTAAACGCTCATCCTGGCGATATAGGGGATGAGATGGATATTGCCGTCACATCCCCGTTTCCGTTCGCCGCACTCCCGCGGGTGTGGCGGTGGATCGAGGGCTTTCGCCACAAAGTAGCGGACGATTTTTCCCCCACCACTCTTCCTGAATTTCTCACCGCCATGGCGGCGAAGTGGGAACTGCAGCACACCTGGGCAATCCTTGCCGACGGCGAGCTGGGCGGCCTGGTCACGTTTGAGCAGTTCAATGCCTGGCGTGGCACGGCGCACGTTTTGCTCAAGCCGGAATTTCAAGGCAAAGGTGTCGCCATGAGAGCGTGCCGGCAGGCCGTCGGCGAGATGTTCGCGCGGTTCCTGATCGGCAAGCTCGAATTCAGCGTGATCGCCAAGAATCTGGCGATCGGCTCGCTGCTGACCAATCTGGGAGCAACCCGCGAAGGAACGCTCAAGGCGCAAACGCTGGTAAAGGGAGAGCCCACGGATGTTTGGGTGTACGGCCTGACGAAGAAAGTATTCGAGGAGAAACATGTCGTTCCTATTCGGGTCGAGCTCAGAGACCAAAACCACGCCGACGCTGACGGCACAGGGGCAGGGGCTGTTCGACCAGCTCCACTCATTCGGGACCAGCCTGCTGACCGATCCCTCGTCGGGGCTGCAGCCGATTAAACAAGCGGGCGAGGAGTCGATCAACAACTCCTACGGAAATATTCCGCAGGTGATCTCAAGCTCCTTGGCAAAACGCGGCTACGGCTCCAGCGGCAGCATGGGCGACTCGCTCTATAAAACGCAGCTCGCCAGGCTCGGTTCGCTTTCGCAGTACCAAGGGCAATTCGCCAACCTGGTTTCGAACCGGCAGCTCGCCGGCGGCAGCCTCATGGACCAGCTGATGCAGACCCAGGTAGGCTCGGACCAGACCAAAAAGACAGTCGATCCCTCGCAGTTCTTCAGCGCACTGGGAAGCCTGGGCAGCCTCTTGATGCCGAATGGGATTCCAGGGTTAGGCGGTGGCGGAGGCGGCGAAGGATCGGGAGCAGTGACCGGCACGGGGCAATATATGCCGCCTAACGTGTTTGGAACTGGATTCGGAGAGGACAGTTAACCATGGGCGGATACAGCGGCGGCGGCGGAGCACTCGGAGGTCTGGCCAACGGGATTCTGGCCGGAATCGAACTGAGGCAGCGATTGCGGGCGGCGGCAGACCAGCACCAGCAGATGCTGCAGAACCAGCAAATGCAACAGCAGCAAATGCAACAGCAGCAGCACGACTCGGTCATGAAGAACCTCGCCGATCGGCTGAACCTGGAAATGCAGGGAGCGCGCCCCGTGAATAACGGCATGGTGCAGGAAATGCTCTCGACCACCGACGCGATGCCCTCCGCGCCCCAGCAAGCGACGCAGGCAACGATGGGACCGTCCGATGCGTTACGGGCAGAAGTCTCGACTCCCGCGGGTGCGCAGGGTGAACCTCAGCCTCCCGCGTTGACTCCGAGCACGGCTGTCTCTCAGCCGACGGCCCCCGCGATCGCGGGCGGTACCCCAGTGGCCACCGGCGGCATTATGCGCAAAGCAGACCGCTCGCGCACGGTGACCATTCCAGGGCTGCAGGGCGAAAAGTTGGATTACGAAATCCCAACTCCCGAGGAACAGATTCAGCGGCAGAATACTCTCGCCGAAAATCTTGAGACGCGGAAACAGATCGGCCTGCAGAAGGCAACCGCGGCCGCTTTGCACGTGTTCGGTGTAGACACACCGCCGGAGATCGCGGCGGTCTTCCCTGGACTCGGGCCCAAGGTCTTACGCAGCGAAATTCCGGCGCTCACTGAAAAGATCGCGCAGATGCGCAACGCTTCGTTCAAGGAAGTGACGCCTGGCGCAGCACTCGTAAACACTGGAGCTGTTCCCGGAGCTCCTGGAGCACCTGGCGCGCCGGCAGGGGGAGCCGCCGCGCCTGGCGGCCCGGTCGTGTTCAAAAACCCGCCGCTCGAAGACGCAGCTACACGCTCGGCGCGCGGATTTACGGCGGAAACGCTTGGCAAGAAGCCGGAAGACGTAACTTACGATGAACTGGCCAAGGGCAAAGCGGCGTGGGAATACGCCACCATGAACCCTCTGGATCGGAAGATCAAGGAAGGGGATCTTGCACGTCAACCCTTGGACCTCCTTGCAAAGAAGGGCGAAGTTGCGAACCAGGCGCTCGACCGCTCGCTCAAACAGAACGAGCTGGACCTGGCTAACGATCCCGAGATGATGCGGATGGCGGGCGAGAAGCTGCTGCAGACCGGCCAGCTGGGCGGCATGGGCAAAAGTAAGCTCCTGATGGGGAAGGCTTACGCGGCCGCGGCCGAACTCGCCAAGGAGCGCGGCATCGACCCGGCAACCATTCCTGGTATTCAGAGCGGCTATAAGGCCCTGTCTGAATCCCTGGCGGACATCCAGAAAAAGCAGAGCCAAATCGTGGCATTCGAAAAGGGCGGCGCCGCGAACCTCGACAATTTCATTCAATTGGCGCAAAAGCAGATTGACTCCGGAAGCCCTTTGATTAACCGGACGCTCCGCGGAGCTGCCAAAACACTCACGGGAAGCACCGACCAGGCGGCGGCCGATACGGCACGCGTGGCGGCTTTCAACGAGATTTCGAAGATCCTCAGCGGGAGCCTCGGCAATGCGGGAGTGAGCGACAGCGGCCGCAAAGAAGCCGAAGATTTGCTCCGCGGCGACTACACCATGCCGCAGCTTTTGAAGGTAGCCAAGGTACTGCGAACGGACATGAAAAACCGGTCCGACGCATACGGCCAGCAGCTCAACTCGATCCGTCAGGACATGCAGTCTCTGACGGCGCCCAAAGGTGGAAACACTGTGAAGCTGCAGGCGCCCGATGGAACCGTATCGGATGTTCCCGCGGACCAGGTCGATCACTACATCCAGCTGGGAGCCAAAAAGGTAGGTCAGTAAAATGGCCGATTGGTTCAGCCAAAACGCGCCGCAACCGAGCGCAGCGGCGGCACCGCCGGTAGCCGGCGGCGACTGGTTCGCGAAGAACGCACCGACAGCCGTTTCCACGGCGACAACGCCCCAAAGCCAGCCTCAGCGTTCCTGGCTCGATTCGGCCGTCGATTTTGGTAAGGGGCTTTGGAGCAACCTCGCGCAGAGCGGCCAGGCGCTCGTAAATACTGCCGAGGGTGCTTACAACACCGTCGCCCATCCGATCGACACGCTGCAGGGGAAGGCTGGCATCACCAAGGGCATGGCAGATGTGGGCGCCGCTCAGGACGCGGTACGCCTCAAAGCAGAGGACGCATTCAAGCGGGGTGACTACGCGGAGGGAGTGCGGCACGCCCTCGGTTATGTAATTCCCCTGGTGGGTCCTCAGATCGACGCATCTGGCGATAAGGCCCAGAAAGGCAAAGTCGCCGAGGCGCTGGGAGAGGCAACCGGGACTGGGCTGCAGCTCGCAGCTCCAGAGGCGCTAAAGGGCGTCAGCGTTCCGCTCACTCCCAAGCTCACGAATCCGAATCCGACCGAAGCCGGGGCACTCGACTACCTGCAGGACAAAGGCGTGCCTGTGCCGGCCGGCGCCCGAACCGGCAATCCGTTTGTGAAGAACGCGCAGGCCGCGGCGGATGTAACTCCTGTGGGCGCCGTTGTGGCCCAAAGAGCGGCAGCGAGGACTACCGACGCTCTGAGAACCGAGGCGGGGAACCTCGCCGATCGCGCACATCCAACCCCTGTAGTCCCGGAGCAAGCCGGCGCCGGGGCCCGAAACGCGCTAGGCCACGCGGCGGCACAGCGCGGCCAGGAAGCGCAGACTTCGTACGGGACCTTTCGACAGATCGAAAAGGGGCAACCGATGCCCGTCGATATTTCGGATATCAAAGACGAGCTCGCACCCATTTACCAGGACATGCAGAAGTGGATGCAGCCGGCTCTCCGCAACGCCTCGGCGGGCTTCCAGGCGGCTAAGAGCATCCTGGAGGGACCGGACGTAATCCCGGCGAGCCAGGCCGAGGCAGGCCTCGGCGGGTTGAAAGCTCTCGCGCGGGAAAGCGGCGGCCGCAATGCCGGCATCGCGAAATTCGTCGTCCCGAAGCTGCAGGATGAAATCGATAGCACCGTCGCCTCCGTGGATCCGCACGCGCTGGTCGAGCTGCGCGCCGGCCGGACGGCCGCGGCGGCTCAGTATGGCACCCAGGCGATTCTCGACGATATGCGCCAGGAACCGGTGCAGGCCTTCAATCAACTGACCTACGCCAAGGACGCCGGCATCGACTATCTGCGCAAGGTTCAAGCGGAAGCCCCTGGCGAAATGAAGAAAATCGGGCGCGCCTGGCTAGAGAATGCTTTCGAGAAAGCGCAGCAAGAGGGCGGCTTCGGCCATGCCTCGAAGCTGTATAGCGACTGGGAAAACCTCGGGCCTGAGACGAAGCGCATTCTGTTCAACCCGCTCCTCGTCACTGATCTCGACAAGTTCTTCCTGGGCGCAAAGAAGCTCGCTGAAAACCCGAACCCCAGCGGCACTGCCATTCTGGGAATCAGCGCGGGAAGCTTACTCGCCTTCACTCATCCCACAACTGGGGTCCCTCTGATGCTGGGTGCCGGTGCCATTTCGAAAATGCTCCATTCTCCGGCTGGTGTTCGTGCCCTGAGTAATGGCGTCAAGATTTCGCTGAAAGGGCCGGCTCGCACAGCAGCGGCCGCGCAGCTGCTGAGAGTGGCAGGGAAGGATGCGGTGCCGGCAGACGATACCCAGCAAGAGAAACAGCCATGAAAGACCCGCGTTTCCTGGTAGACCGGTGGCCGGAGCCGGAGATTTACGAGGAGCTACTCTACGATTTGCCGGGCTGGCGAAAAAAGAACAGGCGCGCCCGTGTGGGGAGCGCGCCTGCAAACAAGGGGAAGGTTGTGCGGTCCTCAGCTCGTTGAGGCGCTGCCCGCGCCCGCGGTCTGAGGTTGCGCCTGGTGCTCGATCCAGGCGTAGGCATCGCCCCACGTCGTGAAGCTGCGATTTTGATCGTTGAGCGTCACCTGAACCTGGCCGTTCGTAAATCGGATAGTGCAGTTTGAGCCCGAAGTTCGGAGTGCATCGAGCGTTTTAGCTGGATCCATCGAAGAAGTCTCCCTCGGGGCAGTATAGCCTCTTAGCGGTTCAAATCGTGAATCGCGCACCGCGTACACAAGCCATCGAGCGAGAGCGGCCGCGGCGCTTTACAGCGTTTGCAGCGGGGCTGCCCGATAACATTCGAGCCGATCCAGAGAGCGAGCCAGGAGCCCGCGGCGAGCAACAGGGCGACCAGTAGCCAGATCATCGGGGTGTCCCTTTCACGAGCGCGGCTGACTCCTGGGCGCTCAACCCGGCTTCGGCGTGCAGCTCGATCCGCTTCGCGTCTAGCTCCCACTTGACGGGATACTCGCGGAGGCAGCGGCGGCAGATGTATCTGCCGTGAATCGGTGTCATCGGCTCGTCGTGGAAGGTGCGGCACCAGAGACGAAAGAGGCATTCCATCATTTCACCTCCTGAGAATACTGGAACCAGGCGCGATTCAGCGTCCGGACCACCGCTGCACAACGGATGCCATGAACGCGCTCAAACTCGTCGCGGCCGAGCGCGTGGTACGAAAGTGGCCCCATCGTGTGAAATTCCGCGTGCAGGGGAATGCAGCTGAAGTCTGACGCTTTTTGCCGCATCCCCCCGTCGCTTCCCGTGTGCGCGGCCTCGACGCCCTCTCCAGTGCGTCCAGACACCGCGCAGGGGAGAGAACGAACCCATGCCCTGTATTTCGCATTGCGAGCCGGCCCGCGGCCGTTCCACTTACGGGGAGCGCGGCGGGGCGGTTTTTCGCCGGTGACCAAAAGGTAAATCAGCCGAGAAGTCATCATGGCCGGCCCTCCACGAGAAAGGCGACGAGCGCGATGATCAGTAGGAAGAGGAGGCCTCCGCGGCCTCCCCATAACGCCCGAAGGTAGAGTCTCACCGGGCGGCTCCTTTCCCGCGCTGGATGTAAGCGGTGATCACCATGCTTTTGACTTCCTCGGGCTTCACTTCGCCGGGGTAGCGTTCGCGGGTGTATTTCCAGGCGGCGGCGTAAATGTCCACCAGTTGATTGGCTTCGGAGAGAAGATCGTCTCCCCAGGTGCTACTATTGCCGTTGTTAGCAGTTGGCTGCGTTTGACGAGATGGTGTTAGCGTGGCCGCCGGGGCAGGTGTGACAGCACCTGCTCCGGGTAATTTCGGGACGGCAAAGGTCCCGTTCCGCTGCTGCCCGATCGATGCGGCCAGTTGGCCGACGAGCTCGGGATCGCTGCCGTCATCCTTCCAGACCATCCACTCGGGGCGCTCGGTGCGTTTACCCGACCATTTCTTCAGGATCATGATCGGCTCGCCGGGGCGCGCCGCGATCTGGTTGACCTTTTCTCCCACGGAAAGGTCGAGATACATCGCCCTTCCGTCGGCCAGCGAGTAGTAAACCTGCTCGCCGAACTGGCCCGAAACGATCTTGCCCGCCGGGTACTTGAGGCGCACGCATACGGGCGTGTTCGGTTCGAAGGTGACCTTTTCGAGTGCCATGATTACGCCACCCCCTGGAACAGTGCCGCCTGGGCAGGCTCAAGGCGCGGCTGCTTCCGTTCGGAGCAGCGGCATTCAAGATCATGCGCTTTCAGGCGATTCACCACGTTGCCGGTGGAGGTCGCAGTGTCGATGATCTGCTGGCGGGCATCGCAGGACGGCAAAGCGGCGAGCTCGTCGGCTTTCGCTTCCTCCTGGCGGATGGCATCGCCGCACTCTTCACAGACTAAGAGGGTTTGGCCGTCGTCGGTCTGGATGGTGTCCAGAAAGCCTTTGGTGGTTTGGCAATTCACGCACTCAGAGAGCGCGTAGAAATCGCGTTTTTCGGTTGCGTTGGAGAGGTTGTTATTCATGAGTACATGCTACCATGCGAGCATCTACTAGTCAAGAGAATAAATGCTATCATGCGAAACAGATTATGCCGATTCCTGCTGAGATGGTTTGCGATTGTCTTCGATGCGGCCATACCTGGATCAAGCGAGTGGAGACGCGGCCAGCACGTTGCCCAAAGTGTAAGCAGCCCAACTGGGATATCGCCGCCGGCGTACTGCCACGCGGGCCACGTCCCAAGAAATCTGCGAAGAAAGGAAAGGTCGCTAAATGACCAAGGTGAGCCGAGTTCAGCGGATAGCGGGCGCGCTGGTCGCCGTTATCGGATTCATCGGCGTCACCGCGCGGCCCTCAAGCGCCCTCATCGCCTGGAGTGCGGAATGGTGGGGATTCATAACCGGCAAGGTATTCATGCTGGCACTTCTCGTCATCGGAGCACGACTGGCGATGGGGCTAAGACTGACACGGCGGAACAAGGAACAGCGCTCGGAAGTGGCGCGCAAACTGAATGAGGTTCGATGGGCCGGCAAGAAGAAAAAGGCCGCAAAAAAGAAGTGATTTGCAGAGTGTTGTAAGTTCGCGACAGTCACTGTCAGGTGGGTGTCGGTTCGTGAAACACCGAAAAGGAGCGTCGCATGACGAAATTTTCCGCGCTCGAAGAGCTTCAGAGCGCAATTCGGATGGCGGTGGATGAAGCCGATTCCAAGCAAACGAGTCGGCAAATCGCGGCTAAGTTTTACGGGGATCACGGTGAACTGATTCGACCGTTTGAAGTGGCATGGGTCCAGGAAAAGCTCGCGAGCCTCCTGTCGAACTATCGCCTCGGTCAGCGCCGTGCGAAGGACGTGCAGTACCAGTTAGGATTCCGGCATATGCCGAAGCGCATCGTGATGCCCTCCGGGAAGTCCGTGCGGCGGGACCAGGCGACTATCGGAGTTTTGGAGGAGCTCGCAAAACAGTTAAGAGCCACAAAACATCGGGGCTTGGCTGAGGTGGAGAACGCGATCGCGCTCATGGCGAAATACCGGGGGAAGCCCGATTCTAAGTTCATTACCTGGGCTGAGGTTGTGGAGCGAGAGGCCGCAAAGAAACAGAAGGCTTCCCGATGACGCAGATTCAAGGCTGGATTATCGTCGCGCTGCTGCTGTGGATCGGCACCGCAGTTTCACGAGTCAGCCGGCAGCTAGCTGTCTTTCTGAATAAATTCGACTTCGTTCATCACATTCGCGGCGTTGAGTGGATGCACGGGGTGCGGTCTGAAGATCGCTAAAAGTCGCCGAACGAAGAATCAATAACTTGTGGGCACAAAAAAGTCACACATTTTGTTGCTGGACAGCCACACTTCGGCGATGGGACCCCTGATTTACAGACTGCAGGCTATTACGCGAACCTTAGACACATGCGTCTCGCGTTGATTATCGACTTTGATCCTACGTTCACAGAAGGAACTTCGACGATGGCAAAAGACTGGGTAGAGCAACTTCTCAAACATAAGTCTCAGCGGTATGACGATCGAGAGCGCCAGGCGAAGCTGGAGACGATCGCCGTTGAGGGAACTCCAGAAATGTTCAGGCGCTTAGCCCTTCGGGTCCGCCAGGATTGCGAACGCTTCGCGGCGGCGATGGGAAAGCGGATCGGCCTGAACACGCAGGCGCGTGAGATGGAAGTACAATCCCACGACTTTCCCTCGTTTTGGCTTAAGATCGAGGCGACAAACTACGGTATCAACGCCTACCGATCCATCCAAACCAGCTCCAGCCACCTGCCTGGCGAGCCGCTGGAATTGAAAATCCTGATTATTGCCAGGGCAGTTGACCAGCTCTTCTACCGATTGGACGGCCAGGACTATGCCGACGAGTCCGAAGTTTCAGAAATCCTTCTCAAGCCCTACTTCGAGATGGACTGAAGGCTGGGACAATGCGCCAGAGCACTCGACGGAAAATCAACGACTTACGCTGATTGAAAAAGGGCGCATTTTGTTGCGGGAGAGCCACACTTCGGCCAATTCTGGCCTACCAGTGGCAGCGAGGGAGTAAGTTATGGACGATCAACTAGCAAGACAACTGATTCAAGTTACGCAGCGCATCGCCGAGAACCTGGAGCGCATCTCTGGCTCTTTAGGAGCGCTGGCGCGCTACGCAGAGATGGAACACAAAGGCCGGGCTACAGAGCCTCAGACTCCTGAAAAGCGGGGATCTGAACCGGCGCGATCGGGAGGTCGTCAGTCGCGGTAAGCAGCTCCTCGGCGATATGGAGAGCCACACGCGCCTGGCTCTTGTTCAGGCCGGAACCGCGGACGATTCGCATGATGTGGTCTGCCAGGATCAAGGGCGCTTCCATGGCTGAAATCGTAGCATCCTACGGCTTGGCCTGCCGGTAAAAGCTGCAGCTTTGTTCGTGCTCTGACGACGGCCCGCGGGCTTTCGCCCGTTTGAGCGTCATCACCTTGCAGGGGCAACGCGGCCCCTTGATCCGCGGCCGGCCGCTGCCAGCTCCGAACGTTTGGCGCGCTTCTGCCATCTCGCGCGCTTCCAACGTGGATAGCTCGCGGGGCATTTAGTTGCCCTCCAGGTTTCTCAGGCGGCTTTCGTGGGCCTCGACCAGCGTGAGCAAGACTTCAATGCGGCGGTCGGTGCGCTCTCCGGCGAGCCGCTGCTTTTCAAAACGTTCCTCCCACTCTTTCTGTCTGGCGGCCGCCGCGCCCTCATGATCCCGCTGCATGTGTGCCATTAACTCCAGGCTTTGGGTCAGCGCTTCGATTCTGACTCCGAGTGCCTCAATCCGTTCGTCGATGTTCATAGCAGCGTCTCCCTACTTTTTAATCAGAGCTGTTTTTGTCACACAATGCAAGCTGTTTTTGTCGCTTCTTTTCCCGTCGCAATGGACTCGGGCGATAAAAGGGGTGTGGGAAACAGACCACATCCCGAATCGCATTCCTCAGAAACAGAGCTCGCCCTGATTCGCGAAATCGTCACCCGGCTAGAGCTCGGTCTGCTCGGCGAAGACGGCAACGGCGGCAAGGTCGGAGCGCATGGCCAAGAGATTGAGGAGCTGCAGCGGTGGCGTAGTCGGATGAATGGCGCTCTGGGCGTGGTGCTGGTTTTGTGGAGCGCGACGGTGGCCGTGGCGGCCGCGCTGATCGGCCACAAGAATTAGAAAATCAGTATTTCCCGCCGTGGGTAATGGCTGAATTGCAATCCATCCGCGCGTCGCGGATCTTGCGGATCGCGGCGCTGCGGTCCGGACCAGGCGGAACGAATCTCACGATGATTTTCACGGCATCCGCCAGAATATTGCGCACGGACCTGCCCTTGGCAATCTGGTCTTCGTCCCAGGCGTGATACTCGAAAGCATCGTCGATTTGCTTTTCAACTTCTGGCGTCAGTTCTGTCGCTCGCGTGAAATCCACAATGGCTGGCAAAGGCGTTTCTCCTCTTGAGCTATTCTAGGCCACCTCTGCACACAGCCGATAGTCCCAAACGCCAATAAACACAGTACTCCCAGTCCAATTTCCTTACTTCTAACCCCCATATTTCTGTACACCCCCGAGCGTGCATGTTAGTCTCGATTCCGCTGGGATGCCTGTACAGAGGCTTTTTGCTCTGTCGACAGGCCTGACGGTTACTGATCGTGACACTGGCCGGTGGCGATGTAAGGGGCGAGGAACTAAAAATGAGAAATCGCAGCAAAGCCCCGGAGGTCTGCCGCGCCGTCGGCTACGTGCGCGTCAGCAAAGCGCTGGCCAGCGGGAAGCAGGAAATGTCACCCGCGGCACAGGAAGAAAAGATCCGCGCTCTCGCCCTCTTGCAGAATGTCGAGCTGACGGAAGTGTACGCCGATCGCGAAACCGCCAAGCAAGGCTCGGTGCGGAAGCGCCAGGGGCTAATGGACGTGCTCGCATTGGCCAAGAAAGGCCAGGTCAACCGCATCATCATCGCCAAGCTCGACCGCCTGACCCGTTCGGTGATGGATCTGGGGGAGATTCTTACGATTCTCGACAAGGCCGGCGTCTCGCTGGCTTCCGCGACGGAAACCTGGATGGATACAGGCTCGGCGGCCGGCAGGATGATCTTGAACATCATCACCTCAGTGGCTCAATGGGAAAGAGAAGCGATCGGGGAGCGCACGCGTGCCGTGCTGCAGTTCAAACGCGAGCATCGCCAGGTCTACAACCACATCGCCTATGGCTTTCGCGCCGTGGGAGTCGCAAGACAGGGCAGGAAGGCCGCGGGGCAGCGCCTGGAGCCCGTTCCTGAAGAGCAGGCCGTGATTAAGCGGATGCTGGCACTGCGCAAGAAAGGCGCGACCCTGCGCGCGATCGCTGACGAGCTGAACGCCAAGAAAGTGCCGACGAAGATCAAAGGCGGAAAGTGGCATGCGTCGAGCGTGGCGAACGCCCTCCGGTTATCTACATAATTTTTCTCCCTCGGAGGGTTCGCGCGAAAAAGGCGCGGCGATTCATAGGATCATCCGAAGCGGAATGGCTTCCACTTTGGCGGACGGTTTCTTCTGTTCGGCCAGTTCCGCTTCGAACACCTTATAGGCGCCGGGCGCCAGGCCTTCGTCCACGGCAACCCTGGTCACGTAGCAGTGAATCGGGATGCCGCTCTCAGTCTCGCCCTCCCAAATGCGTACGGGCAGTTCGTTGACAGTTACCACCTTGGACGTGCTCTCGATCGTGATTTTCATCGGCGTTTCCTCCTTCGTTCGTACATCGTTTCGTAAATCGTAGTGATCAGCTTCAGGTAGAAGAGCGTCATAATGGAATTACCTATTGCGACCCGGCCGGCGGCTCTTTCTCCTCGACTGGCTGCCGGCCAGCGTTTTCCTTTTCTGGCGTGATCAGCGGCCGCGACTGACTGACTCCAGGTCCCGGGCATTTCTTCCAGTGCTCCCAGATGTCGACGTGCACAATGCGCTCATGCTCAGGCACTGGTCCCTCCTTCTGCCTCGACAATTTTCAAGCCTTTGTCTTCGGCGCGGCGCGTTTCCGCGGCGTGTGATGCGTCGATCAGCGAGTTAGCCAACTCCAGGGCTTCGGCGGCGGTCAGTGTCTTCGTGGTGGCGGGTGTGTTCAGCGTCATGCTCATGTGCAGCGCGACGCCTCCTTCTGGCGTGCTCACGGCGAAGATCTCAGACGGCGGCCGGTGCGAACGGGACTTAGCTTGTAAAGCCGCTCTCCCCCGTTCCGAGATTCTCCAGTGGTCGACGGCTTCCGGATCCATCTCGACCCACCGGTGTTTCTGGAAGGTCTGCCAGGTGTGGGTGCTGATCGGTTTCAAGTGTTGACCGCTGGCGCTGATCAGCTCCCGGTAGTGGAAGCTCTTGTAAATGGCACAACCGTGGTCTGCCATCACTTCCAGGATGCGACGCATTCCCGCGCTAGGAGGCTTGGGAGCGATTAAGTGGGGTCTGGTGGTCATTTGGCCACCTCCGGCGCCGGCGCATCGAAATTGAGAGGCATACACCCGGCGAGCCAGCGGTTGTATT